TGGTCTGTATTTTTCTGTCCATAACATATTTATCACTCTTTATTTTTTTTCTCTTGATGTTGTTTTCTTTTTCTCGCATTAATTTTATCTCTATTTCTAGCCTTCCATTCTTCATTCATAAGAATGGCCAATTTGATGAATATATCAATTGATTCGTTATAAAGAACAGCATATAGTAAATTAAACTGTTCTTCCGTCAAGACTTTCCATATTTTCATTTGCATGAAATTTCTGGGAAGATTTTTTCTCATCTTTTTAATTTCTTTAGTCTTTTTAAGAGAAAGACCAAAAACAACTATTAACATTTCATCAAACATCCGATAATCACTTTTATTTACCATCTTATTCACCATTAAAATAATCATTTAAATTCTTTATCTCCAATTTAATAGGAGCGTTTCTTTTCTTTCTAGGCTTTTCTAAACCTAACATTCTACAATCGGTATTATTCAACCGTTTCATAGTATGGTTCTTAAACTCATCATCCTTCAATAACTGTTTAAGTATTCTTGTATCGGAATTTTTAATTCCTAGTTTTCTAGCCAAATAAGGAATCTTAGAATAAGTTCCTCTTTTTGGCATATTGATTCTGCCAAAGGTTTTACCTTGATGGGTATAGGCCAACATTTCATAAAAGTATCTTTGATTCCATCTTCTCTTAACTACACCATCAACAAAAATTAATTTATTAGGATGCATATTTTCTGCTAGCCATGTTAATATTTGTGTATCTGATGGTTTGTTATAGATAAGCAATTTACAAACTAAATCTCTATCAGTCTGTTTAAGATATTCCATTACCAAAGAGTATGTATCTCTCTCAAAGGTAAATGGTTCTTCACTTCTAGGAGCAAGTTCTTTAATTGACTCAGATAAGTATTTCTTAGAACCTGCTCTTTTGATTTGACAAAGAGACTTAATTTCTTTAGGAACGCTTTTCTCATTAATAGAAGTCAAAACCACTTGACCTTTGTAATTTCTAATAACATACAGGATGTCATCTTTTCTAGGCTTGTAGTGAACATCTTCAATAATGATGCCACTATCAATGTCAATAGCAAAAATATCCTTGACTTCTATTTCATTTGCATAGAATATCAAAGGTTCTTTTACAAACGTTAAAGCCTTTGTTGATTTTCCTGTCCCTGTTTTTCCTGTTATTAGTATTGGTCTATTCTTATTCATATTAGTTAATCCCATTAAATTACCCCTTTCAATTCAAACAATTGTTCCATTCCCTCTAATGTGAGGTGTTGTTTATTTGCAACAATATCAATTGCTTTTCTTACTTCAGACCATTCACCTCTTAAGTCTGGTAAAGCATCTGGAATAATTTCAGATAACTTATACAGATTCAAAATACCACCAATCTTAAGAATAGGTCTTGGTCTTGTTTTGTGTTCTTCTTCTTTGAATGTGCTTTCTATTTCGTACTGTAATAGTGTTCTTTCTATTGCTAGAAGAAAATCCTTATTACCTCGAATATTTAATCTTAGTCGAACTCTATATCCAATCTTAGATTTATCGCATCTGCTTAAATGTAAATCAAACTTTGAACAACTTAAAATAATTCCTATTAACATATCTTTAGAGAACATTTCATTCACCACTCTGTTGAATAGTTTTGATTTCTACAAAGTCATAGTTAATATTCATTTCAACTAATCCCATTTCTAATACTTGCCTTAGTAATTCCATCTGTTCGATGGCAATAACACCTATAACAAAATGTAACATAAATTTATATCGCATATCTTCTTCTTTTAAATCATATGGCAAATCTTCTTCTACTTCATATGTAAATCCCATAGCCTGTTCATCTAACAATATTACATCATTTACATTCAAAGCCAATTGCAGTGCAATTCTAAAAGCAGTTCCTACTTCTTGACTGATTAAAGAATCAGTATTAAAAATAAATTCAGTAGCCTCTTGATTTTCCTCAAGAAAGACTTCTAAATCACTCATCATTTAATTCCCTCATGTGTTGTATTTGCGAAGGCCAATAACCGCTTGTTGATTGAGAAGGATGCATTTCCCACCAATACAGATGCCCCGCAGTAAGGGATGAATGGTTCTTCTCTTTAGCATTTTCTTCTGCACCGATTACTAAATCTTCTATTGCTCCTTCAATCCAAAGTTTGAGAAAACCTATAAAATCTCTTGATACTGACATATCTGTATATTCCTTAACCATCGCCCTTAATGATATTTTACCAGATACATTGAACTTAGGTAATGATTTGACTTCGGGAACAACAAATTCTCCATCTTCATTAAAGTAAGGAACTCTTTCAACACTCATTTTTCTTGGTCGCCCTTTAGAATTAACCATATCCTTTAGATGAGCCATCCCATCTTCAATCTTCATAACCATGTAGGTATTACCATCAATCAAAGTTAGTTTTCCCTTTTCAATCATTTTGAACACCCTGCTTCAATACGGACTTGACTACATCTAAATCGGCCTCTTGTTCTAAAACCTTTAGAGCGAGATTAAATACTTCCATTAGTCTTTGATTCTCTATCAGTAGTGTTTGGTCGGACTTTAATCCTAATTTTAGATGCTTTATAATCTTTTTACGTAAATCGGGCTTAACCGCATCAGGAGTATGTTCTAATCTAAGAATCAAAAGACGGTCATGAAGACTATTTAATCTTTCTTTAATGTGCTTCAATTTATGATATTCTCCTTTAATAAACAAACCGATTTGTTTTTCAGTCATTGCTGAAATCTTAAAACATCTACCATTGCTATCACTAATATATTTGTTACTGTATGTCATGCTAATTCCTCCATTCTTTTTATTGTGTCTATATCGCTTACAAACTTATCCTCTCTAATTCTTTTGCATCGAGGGAATCTGAGAGAAAGATTACCCTTTGCGTCTTTGCTGACTAAATCAGCCCTAATTTCTAAAACTACTCTAGGTAAGAAATGATATGTTCCATCCTTAAATGATTCAACATTCTTTCTTAGAGTATTTGTTAATGTAATTAATTGAACATCTGTGAAACCACTTCCACACCATCCAACAGAAGTAAAACCATTATCCGATTTTACTGCAATTTCAAATGTGGCAAATACATTTGAGTTCTTACCATCACCATACTTTGCTGAAATAATAACCACATCTAAATCAATTAGAGGTGGTTTATACTTAGCCCAATATTTTGACCTTTTACCAGATTCATAAGGCGCATCTGCATCTTTTACAATAATACCTTCAAAGCCTTCATTGATTGCTTTATTGTAGAAAGCCATTACATCAGTTGTTGAACGCTCGGCTTGGTCGGGTAAGCGTTTAATGAACTCTAATCTATGCCAATAAGGCAAATTCATAATAGTAACACCATCATACTTCAAACAATCAAACATGACCCACTTTACAGGACACTTAGAGATTGCATCTGCTTTATCCTTAGAATGCACCCTTGTTCCTAATTTGGAATGTGGTGCGGGTGAACCGCCCTCAAGTATAGGATAGATTTCACCATCCAAAATAAGTTCATCAACCTCATAGTTTCTAACTACTTCTGCTACATCGGTAAATTGTTCTGTAACAATTTTTCCTTTCCTATTAAAGATAATAACGCTATCCTTACTCTTATGGATTTGATAGCGATTACCGTCATATTTAAAATCAATAATCTTACTATCAGGCCATTGTTTCATAGGTAGGGCTTTAGCCAACATTGGTTTAATAAAACTACCATGAGTTAAATTCATTGGCGGTTCTTCATTCATCTCATAATATGAGATAACATCACTAAGAGTATTGAAGTTACAATGCTTCTTTACTTCTGATATTTTCTTTCCATAGTGCTTTGCTAATACCTTTTGTAGTGTTGAAGTTTGAATACCATTACGACTAGTTCTTAGCCAGTATCGAATAAACCACTTTACTTCAATATCAGACATATTGTATATGTGTTCTTGAATTAGGTCAAACGAATTAGATACAATATTAGAACAATCAAGTTCTAAAAGAGTCTTGAAGGTTTTGATAGTATAAGTGTTTTCTTTGTTAGAAGAATCTACCCAATACATCGCTTCTCCTAAATCTCCATAGGAATCATATTCTGTTTGAATTTCAGATTCAAATACATCATAAACCTTAGCCATCCACTTCTTAGCCTTAGCCAAACCAATATTGTTTGATACTAAGTCTTGAGAAAGAATACTAAACAATGTTTTCTTATCTTCAAAATTCTCCATTTCCCTTGAAAGAAATGTTACCGCTTGAGTTGGAGTCATAAACTCGCTCGCTTCCAGTAGTCTCGCTAATTGTTTCATTGTCATCTATCATCACTTCCTTATTTTTATTTACTTCTTTTACCAATTGTTTGAGTAATTGGCTAACTCTTCCTTCGTGTTTTTCTGAATATTCCCACATAGCATTCGCTAAGTATATCCAATCATTCTTCTTCATCTGAATCAATCTCCTGTAATAGTCTTAGGAAATTAGTCATCATCATAGAAACAACTTCTGCTTCATGTTGCTTATCTTTTTCAAGAAGCCTATGCATTACATGAATTAAAGTTGCTTGTGTTATTGCAGGTGCTAGTTTTGCTAATGAACCATTAAGTTGTATTTCCCAATAACAAATAAACGATGCTCTTGCAAAATAGTTCGCATATCGAATCTCTTGAGCATTCATATTAAAACTGTCAAGAAATACTCCATCTAGTTTCTTCCGCTTTTCTTTGCACCATGATGCAAACTTTTTATCGTTGTTTGCAATTAAGTATAGTTTATTACTCATTCTTCTTCATCTCCATAGGCTTGCATTTCAATATTCAAAAGTAAATCATAAACTACCTTTTGTAATTTAGCATATGAATTTTCAATATGTTCAGGAGTTACCCTACAACCTCTTCCACTATTTGCAGGTTTATCCATTCTCCTTTCAACAATCATAGCAAATAAATCAATTAGATTTCCAGAATATCTTCTGAATCTACCATATGACCCATAAGCATATTGTCTATCGGGATTTGCTTTTCTTAGTGCATTTTTTGCTTGCACTTCACTTATTCTAGTTCTCTTCATTAAACTCTCTCCTTAATATATCGTATAATATTTTTGCTTCTTCTGCATTCAATCGAATGCCTTTCCTTGATGGTTTATCATTGTTAAACCATCTAATATCCAGAACATCAACATTCCAGTATGTTCCTCTTTTAATCAAAACTTCATTGTTAGAATCTCTAACAATTCTACCAATTAAATTAAATTCATCTGTCAATTCATCCACCCCTGTTTAAACTTTTCAAGTTCCTTTGCGGAAGTAAAGTATCTAGGGGTATCTAAATCATCCAAACGATTTACAACCCAACAAGCACCGCCTAGTGACGAAATTTGAACAATTTCAAATTGACCTTCATTAATCTCTAATACTTCTTTAGTTCCTATTTCTGGAACAAGACCATACTTAAGAGTTAATTCATTTGCAACGGTGTGCATATTTTCAAAAACATATTTTATAATATGCGCTCTTTGAATCGGTATCTTAGGTGCAACATCAATCTTTAATGAACCTGTCATATTACATACAATGCATTTGTTTCCTTTACAGATTGGACATTTTACCTGTGCTTTATGTGGTGCAGGTAAAGTTACAGTAATTGCTCTTTTCATTCATGAACCCCCATAATTGCATTAACTCTTTCCTGTAAGGTATTTGCTAAATTAGGATGTCCTAATACGTGCAAAAGGGTAATAGCATCAGCACATACATTAATTAATCTATCCTCCATTTTATTCCCCCATCAATACTGCTACGTCAGTAGTCAAGAAAAGGTTTGCGATTGACATGGCTGCATCAAAACTCCCTATTGTTACAAGAACGGGGTCAAAGATTCCCGCTTCTCTTAAATCACAAGAAACACCTGTTACCATATTAATACCCATATCTCTATTATCATCAAGAAGCGCATCGTATCTATCAATGCTAATTCCTGCATTTTCTACTAATGCTTGCAAAGGAGCAGTTAAAGATTTATACACAATAAAATCTCCCTTTTGTTCGATGTCTAAGACTTTTCTTGCATTATACAATGATTTTCCGCCACCAATGATAATTCCTCCCTTTAACGCAGATTTAGTTGCATTTAGAGCATCATCGAGTCTTTCCTTTGTTTCTCTCAATTCAACGGTTGAACCAGCACCAACATGAATAATGGCAACGCCACCCGCTAAACGTGCCAATCGTCGCTTCAATCTTGCTTTGTCAATACCCTTTGCTTCCTCGATACTGCCCCTTAGTTGAGCGATTTTATCTTTTGGATTACCTTCTCCGCCAATCAGAATAGTTCTCTCCTTCGACACCACAACCCTCAAGCAACTTCCAAGTTCTGTTAATGAAACTAATTGAGGGTCATCCTTTGCTTCAGAAGTAAATACTTTACCTCCGACTAATGATTGAATATCTCCTAATTCATCAATTTGTGCGTCACCAAAATTAGGTGCAAGAATAGCAGCACATTGAATCGTATTTGCAACCACGTTAGCAATAAGATTATTTAATGCTGAACCCTCCATACCTTTACACATAATTAACAATGGTCGGCTTTGTGCAGAAGAAATTTCAAGAACTGGTAAAATATCTTTAAAGTTACGAATGTTTAGATTCGACATAAAGATAAGAGGGTTCTCAAATACTGCTTCACCATTTTCAGTGTTTGCCATAAGATGACTTAGATAGCCTTCATCTAGTTCAATGCCTTCTTTTACTTCAAGATAAGTCTTATTTGTTTTAGATTCCTCTACTGCAACAATACCTTCTTTACCAACAGTCTTTACTGCATCGCTGATGATAATAGCCATACTCTCATCATTGTTTGATGCAATCATGGCAATATCGAATACATTGTCTTCATTAATTGCTTTGGCAGTTTCTTCCAAATACTGAACAACTTTTCGTTGAGCAAGAAGTAATTCTCGCCTTAATTGATGAAGGTTATACATTTCTCCATTATCAAGAATGTTTTGACAAAGAGCCTGTGCTAAAACACAAGCCGTTGTAGTTCCATCTCCAGAAGTATCTTGAGCCTTTGATGCAATATTCTGAACTAACTGAATACCCATATTAACAAAAGCGTCCTCAGAATTTACATACTTTGCGATTGTTACTCCATCGTTGATTACAACTGGAGGATTACCTTGCAAAATAACTGTTCTTGCTTGTGGGCCTAATGTTGGTTTAACCGTATTAGCAACAAGATTAATTCCTTCCATTAACTTCTTCTTTACTTCATCTCCGAATAAAATCATTCTTTCACCAATCCTCTAATAAAATTAGTAATTGCTATATTTTCTTTTATAGACATAGGGCATCCCCTTATCGCTTCTATGATTCTTTCATATTCTTCATACTTCATTCCTCTTCATCTCCTTTGTGTCTCAAGTGCCATTCATAAAACAAATTAATTCTTTCTGAATAAGACGGTCTAGTTACGATGTAATGTAGTTCTCTATACATTCCTTCATACTTCACCCTAACACCGCCAAAATCCAATCATCGTGAATAAACTTAAATTCACCTAAATCTTCAATAGGCTTCATCAAAGAAAATACAATACGCTTTCCGATAATATCTTCATTCATACTATCTACAACAATGCCGACATTATTCTCTTTTACAATAATTTGACCTACTGTATCTTCGTCCTGTAATACTACTGAATACTTTCCATATGCTTTCATTTACTGTTCCTCCCTCATTATCCAATTTCTTTCTCTTAGAGTAATATAAGAATCTACTAATTCTGGAATACATTTAAAACAAACTGCTCTTGAAGATGTATAAATTATTGGTATTTTAGCCCCTCTAAATTCATTACAAATTATGCACTTCATTCCTCTTCGCCTCCGATATAAACCCATTTCTTTTTTAAAGTCATATCAGTATAAGTCCAAATATGATTTCGATGGAACTCTTCTAGTTTTTTATCACGTTCAGTTTTTTTAGACCATGTTACTCCTTTTTGTGGACTACGAATGTTTTTATCATTCGGATGATTTTCAAAGTGTTTTTCTCTTCTTTGTGCTACTGGTGATTTACTTCTCATTCTTCTTCCTCCCTGTATTGATTTTGATAATAACTTTCACCCATATTGCTTTCTTGAATAAAGAGAGTATGTGGGTCAGTATTCTGCCAAAAACCAAAATGTTCTCGACCACCGAGAACATATGCTTCTTTCATTTTTGTCTGCCAAATATTGACAGTATTCCAATCAGTTCCGCTAAAATATGCTCTACCAAAAGGATGAGTATGAATCCAACACTTAATCGGTAATTTCATCCCTGTTGGTTGTTGCATAAAAGATACAAAACCTGTTGAACCAGAAGATACGAAACAATTATCGTTATCGTCAATTACAACTTGAACTTCAAGGTGTGGTAGGATTTTTGTGGACATATTCCAAATAACACCAAAGAAACTTGTTTCTGCAAATGGTTCAAAATCTGAGTGTTCATTATACCAATCAGTTCTAGCATTCCATGTTTCTTTAATTGATTCCTCAACGTAATCTCTTCGATTTTTTAATTCTTCTTCATACGGTATCATTATTCTCACCTACTAGTTTATCCAATTTTGCTTGTAGTTTTTGTTGCTTCTTCAACTTTCGTCGTTCTCGACGAGTAAGAGGCTCTTTCTTTGCATCAGCCAAAAGAATTTCCATTTTCTTTGTGTACTTCTCAAATGCTGCCTTCCATGATTTTTCAGACAATACGGCTGTATCTGTAAGAGTTTGAATTTGTAGTTTAAGATTCTTGACTGTTGCCTTTAGATTCTTAATCTCTTTCTTTCGTTGTTCAAGATATTGATTAAGCCTTAGAATTTGCTCATCCTTATCAGCAAGAATAATATCCGCATCTTCAGTAATGTTAGGTCGAGATTGCTTTTTCTTAGAACCAACCTTTTCTGTCTTTGCAGAAAGAACCTTCTTAAGTTTCTTGCGCTCCTTAAGATAATCGCTCCAACACTTTTTACATTGTCGTGCGTTATTCTTTCTCATTGACGGATATTGGTTATCTTTTGTCAACTTAACTCCACAAGTTCGACATTCCTTCCTATTAGGAATACTTTTCTTTGAAGGCTTTTTTGTAGGCTTAGGGCTAGGCTTAATCTTTTTACCAACTGCTCTTGTATTTGCCACAAGTTTAGACCCAACTTTATTCTTTCTCAAGGAAGAAGCCTTTACTTCAACTGACTTAAAAGTTCTTACTTCTCCAAATTTGTCTACAAACTTTTTATAGATTTGCTTTGCTGTTTTATTCAAATGCAAATACATAAATGCTGTTTGTTCTGCTGTCCATTTGTTATTTTGTTTTACCATATTTTTCATCTCCTTATAGGTTAATCATAACGAAATCTTTTACTTCTTCTTCGTTAAAGAATTTTTGTGTCCATTGTGCGCCCATTCCTGCAATTACAATTTGCATGAATTGAACGTTTTTGTTAGTTCCATCCCAAGAATCTCCCTGACAACTGAAACTTCTATCATCTCCTGCCAATAGGCTATCATAAAGCATTGGGTCGGAAAGCGATGAAATTAAAGCCGAGTTCCTACCTTGCGCTCTAAGGTCAAGCCACTTAAGACTTGTGTTGTATAACGTGCGTCTTACTCCTAAGTTATCCACACAACACACAACCAAGTCATATCCTTGCATTTGTTTTTCTGAAAGAATTTTGAATGTATTACCAAAACCAACACTAGAGTATGTATCTCTCATAACTAATGCCTTATTCTGTCCAATATGTCCTTTCTTAAAGTTTTGATACGTTAAGTTCTTCTCTTCAACAATGTCGGGGTCTGCAACTGTAATGTCATATAGCCCAACTTTATCTAAGAACTGAATCAAAAACGAACCAATTCCACCTGCTCCAATTACTAATATTTTTCTTTTCATATTTATTCACCTCTCCATTCAAGGTATTCTTCTGGTGTCAATACTTTTTCCATAATGGATAAGAAAAATCCAGAAACTTCTTTCTTTTTCTCCATTCTTCCTGTATTTCTTATGTATTCTATTATTTGTTCTAATTCAAAAATTAATTGTTTATCGTCCATATTCATTCCTCTTCTTTTGTATTTATTAAATCTGCAAAGGTTTTACCTTTGACTTCTTTTGCGTTTGCTAAACCAATTAGTTCAAGAACTAATTGAGTTTGCTTCCATATTGCTACGGTGCTTAATCCTAACCTATCAGAAATCATTCCTCTATTGATAGGATGCCAATTGAACATATTTACTGTAATCCAACAAATAGTCGCATCATAACTTTTACCTTTGTTGAAATGACTATCTCGAATAACTCCTTCAAAGAATTCATAAACTTCTGTTGCTTTCAGATGAAAGGCTAAGTCGTCTGTCAATTTAGAAAGTTCACGCTTAAACTTAAATAATGAGTTATCTCTCATGTTTGGTTTCCTATGTTTGCGAATCTTTCTAATCATCTTATTTACGAGTTTAATATTACAATCAAACTCCTTAATAATATCTTTTGTCTTTACTGGTGTTCCATTTTCTTCGAGAAGAATATAGACCATTGCACTACATCTGATTTCAAGATTAGACGCACCAAAAACATTCTTTTCGTACAAAGACATATACATCATCTCAGCATCACGCTTAATTGATGAAAAGCCTAATCTTGCTAGAATCATATTTGACATCACAAGTGCTTTGTTAATGTGAGTAGACATATTATTGTTTAGTCCACCACGATTGAACTTATATGAACCCTTTCCTGTAATGATAGAGCCTAGTCTATTATTATCAGGATTTCTTACAAGTTCACCCTCCTTTGAGAGAATGACCTGCTCTTCAAAGGCATCATAAATCAACACAAGTCCACAATTAGAACATTCTTTTTCTCCTAGTCTTTCATTAAAAGAGAATTCTCTACATCCACATTCTTCACAACTAATCATTACTATTCCCCCAAAGGATTTATTGCCATTGTTAGAGTAGGGTTTCTGAGAGAATTTTCTTCATCAGTTAAATACCTCTTAATCGTAGAAACTCTCGAAACTGTCATAGTATCATTTAGAAATGCCAATGCTCTTGCAACGAATTGGTCACCAATTGAAGAACCACTTTGCATATTATCAATGCATATTGGGCCTTTCCAATGACCGCCTTTCGTTACTTTAATATGATTACCTTCTTCATCAAGGATTTTATTTCCATTTCTATCGTAACAAAGAGTTTCTTCACTTCCCCAAACATAAGAACGAACATCCTGCGTTCCACTTGCTTTATAGCGAGAAGGTTCAATTTTCCAATCATATCCTTTTCCACGAACGAGCACTTCTTTAGGGTAGCGATTTCCGTTTTTATCGGGTTCATCCCAAGATACATAGATATTATCATATTTTTCATTTACTTCTTGGAGAAGTTCTAACGCCTTATCTTCAACAATACCATCCTTTCGATTTTGTTTCAAAAACTCTACCATAAGTTTATGTTCCGATTCAGAACATGGGCGACCAATTAATCGTTCAAAGAGAACTGACGGGGTTAAGTCTTTCCAATGTCCACGCTTTTTATTGTGAACATATGAATTAACCATAGTATTTAGGTTAGCAGTAGTAATGGTTCCCCAAACACCATCAGAAATTTCTAGTGCAAATTCATCTGAACCAATCTGTTCTACATTGATTAAGACATCATGACGATGATACCCTTCATCGAAGAAATAATATGCTAAACGATTCTCTAGTACATGCCGAATATTTTCGGGCATATTTAGATAGTGATGCATAACAGATAAAAGTACAGAAGTATCTTCTTCAAAACAAGACTTATAAATAATTCTTGATAGAGTTTCGCAAATAATGATTTTAGATTTCTCAACACCATTTAAAGAAAAACGATTACCCTTTCTTTGAATAAATACAGGTAATGTTCCGATTGTTAAAAACACTTCAAAATCTTCACTTCTAGGTAGACCTAGATAATTGTTATTATAGCCTCTTCTTCGAGAACCTATTAACTGTTTACTAACAAATTCAGCAATTGCCGAATTAGTTGGGTCTTTTTTATGTGCAAAGTTTCTAGGAAAGATTCGACATATTTTGTTTAAACGAATGTTATCACAAAATATTTGTGTTTCAAAGTGGGCTTGCGTGTCATCTACCTTTCCTATTCTTATTATTAATTTATTCTTTTCATCTTCCATATCATCACATCATATACATATTATCATCTATTTTTTTCTCACATACTTCGTGAACTTGTCTTTTTATTTCTTCGGGAATCAATAATTGACCCCCACAAATGCGGCAACGAGTTGCTACTCTTTTGCCGTATGCTCTATGACTTTTAACAAAGTCTGGATTCTTTTCTTTCATTTTTCATACCTCTATATTTATTATTTATTTCATCTATATAGTTTATATCGTTATTACGGTAATAAGAAAACATTTCCCCAACATCTTTAAGTTCGTCTTCTAGGAAAAGAACGAAACCAACCTCTTTGGCTTCGTCAATATCCCACAAACACTTGTGGTAAAGCACATTATATAACCTTACCTTTCTATCATGTTCGTTTTCTAACTGGTCGCAGACATTAAATGTTTTTTCTAATCTTTCTTGAGATTCTAACGAGAATCTCTTTGCATTCAATTGAACATACGCTTTGAAATCAGCGTAAGAAATGTTTCTTAAAGCCCGATTAGATTTCACATTCTCCACCTGCACAGGCTAATTCACCCGATAGGTTTGTATTATCTTGACTTTCAATTACTTGGGTTAAATCAATTTCAGATAAATTACCTACAAGTTTTTCATACTCTTTCTTTGTAATTGTTTCAAACGGTGCTTGTTTGTATGTTCCACCATCATAAGGCAATACAGATAATCCGTTGTAATAGTGTCTATTCATCCACATCCATTCTCCAACGTCATCCCATTCATTTTCTTTAATTGAAATTGTTGCAGAAACATTATGTGTATTCAATCCATCCCTATGACCTTCACGAACCCAACGAATGCTAAAGTTCTTAACTCGGTCTAATAAATCAAACACATTTTCTGTTCTAATTGTTGCATCGGATGGTGCTTTTTGTGGAATAGAAATAACTGCTTGTTCTGTTGGATTGAAATATTCATCTTCCACTAATTCTGGATGATGAACTGCTAAATAAGAATAAATTGCTTCATTCTTTCCAACTCTAACCCGACGAATGTAATACTTATCATGCCACGCATGAATACCACTTGAAGTTCCTAATACAAGAGAAGTAGTTCCTGCTGGCTTTACACAAGTAACTCTACTTGCTTCATTAATTCCAATAATATTCGCAACTCTTTTATTTTCCATTTTAGCAGCAAACGCAGCCATTTCTAAATCTAATTTCTCAACGACTCCAGACGCAATACCTGTCATTGATACTCCGAGTAATGAATCTTTTTCACTATTCTTTTGCCAAATTTCTCTTAGATAATGGAAGTCAGTATATCCTGCTTGTAATGTTCCTAAAAACGAAGCAGCCTTAACTCTGGCTTCTAAATCAAATTGGTCGGTAACATTTGAAGCATTCACTTCTGTAAGATTACAAAATTGATAAGGTCTTAATGCAATTTCACAACAAGGATTAGTTCCCCAATCCTTATCATTGCTGAAATAAATAGCAGGTTCTCCCGAACCACTATGTTGAATGCGTTCCCATAATTCCATGAAAAACTCTTTTGTTACTCGATGACGAAGAATAACTGCTGAATTGTTGGCCCTTCCACGTTGAGCATTGTTTTCCCACCAATTACCAGATTTACAAGCAATCATATCTGTATCATCAGCACTAAACAAACTAATCATAGCGGCTCTACGAATTCCACCTGCTAATACCGCATCAGCCAAATGACACATAATATCATGAACTTGAACCGATTTTAATTTCTCGCCAACAGAAATATTTTGAAGAATACCTTCTATTTTAACTAAACACTCCCTTAATGGCTGAAAACCCGGGGCTTTTCCACCACTGGTTCTTAATAGAGAACCTTTTGGTCTAATATCTGAATAATCAAATACTGGAGAAGAAGAACGAATACCCGTATAACATTCTAATAGAACCTTAACAGAATCAGCCCAACCTTCAATTGAATCAGCAATTAAGTATCTTCGAGTTCGATTCGGATTAGGTTGAACAATTTCTGGTAATTCTTCAATGTGATGTCGCTGAACAGAATAACCTACTCCTGTTCCTCCTAAAAGAAGAAACATACTTTCTGAAAAAGATACAATCGAATCAATTGGTAAATATGCACAATTGTAGACTCTATTCGGAGAAATTTCAATAGGCTTACCACCAAACTGCATTGACCGCATAGAAGGCAACACTTTCTTAGTGATTACAAAATTATCATAAACATCTACTATTTCGCTTTCTAAATCTGGATATTTCTTAATATGCATATTCATGTTTCTTTTAACAATTTCAGTCCATGTTTCTCTTCTTTGTACTTCTTCTTGATACCGAGCATATTTCATATGCACAGTAATGTCTGATAAAATCTCTTTTTCTGTCGTCATAATTAACACCTTAATTTTGTTGTTTTAGGCAATTTATCTAAAGTGGTAAAGGAATACATCCATACACCTTCCTTAAAAACAACCCATTCTTTTTCCTCGATAAATTGCCATTCATCGAATGAGTCTATTACTTTGTTTCCAAACTCTTTTATTAGTTCAGATATTGAATTGAATATTTTATTTTGATATTTAACAACAGTAGTTCCTAAACTTCTAATTTGAGAACCTTTAGGAGATACTGCTATAATTGATTCGTTGTCGTAAAAATCTGCCTTAAATACGGCAATATTATTTATCACAGTAGGATTCATTAATTTCCAACCGTTAATTTGCATCATCATTTTTAGGGCTTCTTCGGATATGAAAGATTTTAAATCCATAATAATCAACAATGAAAAAAAAGGGGGAGAAGAACCCCAACAGTCCTTCTCCCCCAAAAGTTCGTGGCTTGAAATATATTGAATTAAATCAATATAGACCTCCAACAATTGCAGGGGTTAAATCGACGCTTGTAACGTCATCCCAAGCAATTTCACGAATTTGCTCTCTTGCAACCATTTCACCATTGATAAAAACCCAATGGGTCGGATGGGTGTCAATTTGTTCAATTACTTCGCTTTCCGATAAGGTTAGCGTTGTATGTCCTGTTTCATTTAAAATTGTTAGCGTTATCATATTCTCACTTCCATTCCTTCCATATACCTCAGCCACTTAAGCGTTACTAATCGTTGGGGTTGTGCGCTTGTTTCATTATTGTCGAAATGCAATCAATCCATCTCCTTGTCCATTTTCTCGTATTGTCGTTGTTCTCGCAAATAGCCATCAAGGATATAATCTACCTTTTCTGGTAATGCGTCAAATATACCTGCAATAAGTTTCCTATTGAGGCTTATCCAAATACGGTGATAGGTATTAATTATCACCTTTGGTTCATCGTTTTCGTTCATAGTTACAACAATGGGAGGTAATTCCTCATCATCGACTATTCTAAATTCTACTGGTTTCTTTTGTTGTGTTACTGTCATATTATCACCATAATTTTAGGTATTGATAGTCATATTCTGTTCCAATAAGAGTTGCAATATCTTCCAATTGGCATCTTAAGAACTGAATAGTATTCATATACTTTCCATTTCTCGGACATTCATAATTATCAATATCTCTTTCTGTCATTATTTTTTTTATTTCTTCTTTCAATGTATTAAACATCTGTTCATAATCTATCATATTTTTCATCTCCTTTTGTGAATAAGCGGGCATAACAGGAATCGAACCCGTATCTTCGGCTTAGAAGGCCAAAATGCTATCCATTACACCATATGCCCATTTTATTTAACCAACATATGCCAATAATGCAGGTATGTTTTTCGTTTGAGTAAGCATCTGAATGCGGTCTGTATTATCTTCGTTAGAACGAATAATAGCAGTTGCAACTGTTTCAGCAAGTTTCTGAATACTGCAATTAACTAAAACATCTCTAACCTCTTGCTCTAAGAAATCAAGAAACGCTTGTTCTGCTTTACAAGACATACATTCTACTTTCATCATTACATCATGATTGTAGTCTGCTTCAAGGGTAAATCCACGCCCACCACATTCTTTACAAACCATCAGAATTCCTCCGTAATAATAAATTCATTTGTGTCTTTTTGGCTCCAATACTGATAAGTTAGCATTGTAGCAATTACATAGTTATAGTTAGTCGAACTTGGGTTTTCTAAAAACATTTCATACGCTGCCTGTAAATAATTATTTGCATTTGCAATTCCTAGTTCTTTCTCCATTGTATCAACAGCGTCATGGATTGAACCATACTTCTGCTTCAACATCTGAAGAGTTTTTTGCTCTACGTTATTAAAAAATATTTTACTTTCATCTTTCATATTTATTCCTCCTTTGGTGGCGTCCATCCTCTTCGCCAAACTGTGCTATCTCTATAATTCGGATGAGTAGACATCATCCATTTGATAAGTTTCCAAAGAGCATCTTTAAGCACTTCTTCATCACGATGACTAAATTCCCAAAATTTTTGACCGCCATAAATATGGGGGTTTTGATATTCAAAAATTAGTTCCTCAGTTTTCTTTTTCCATACCATATAGTCTATATCGTTTTCATCTAAAGTTTCTGAAATCATCTGTCTAATTGTTTCTACTCTTTTATCTCTCGTAATACTCATATTTATTCCTCCTTTAATTGTATATTTGCGTTGAATGCTTTATTGAATGCCAACGCCCATTCATTGTATTTGATTTCATATTGGTTTGCAGGAAACCAATTCGGTCTTCTATCTTTTCTCCACTCAGCAAACCGCCATTTACCTTCAAGGTAATAATGACGATAGGATTGTATTACAAATTCCCAATCGTCATCAAAAGTGTTCTCTATGCGATATTTGTCAAACATAGCAATTTTTACTGGAGTTGCTTTACTTGAAAAGGCATCTTTAAGGTTAATATCCATATCAAGAATTCTTTGTTCACTTCCATGTGTTTTTCCATATCTAAAAGTAAATTCTTCACAAAGAGCCAAACCATGCTCATATAACCACTTTGTATTATGCAAAGATTCTCTCGCCCAAATAGTTGAAGGGTGATTCAACATAGCGGGTTTCATTAGTTTAGAATTAAACTGTTCATGGAATACTTTTAATTCTTTTAGAGATGGTTCGAAACCATAAAGACCCTTAAACGTTGTAAACAATAGATTAGTATGCAACATTTGACAAGTTTCTGTTGGCATCTTTACAACGTGCTTATCAAGCATTTGTTGTGCTGATTCAACAGGACATTTACTTAGTGCAAATATATTCATTTCTTTACACCTCTAATTTCGTATAATTTGTCCATAAGATTCCAATACTCTTCTTCATTTTCTTTAGAGAGCATAGCAATTACCTCTGTCCAATCAGTATATTTTAGGTATTCTTTTCGAGCCTTGTTTTCGAGATTAAGAATTCTTTCCATCATAACAATCTCTTCTATGCGGTTCATTCTTCTTCACCTTTCCAATACCATGTTTGTTCGCCCAATTCGTCTAAAGTCATACCGAATGTTTCAGCAATAACTTGCATTGGGATGCACATATACCATCCAATTTCTCGACTTGAGCCATTATATCCTTTGTAGTTTTTACGCATAAATTCAATGATTGGGTTCATTCTTCCTCACCACTTACAGTAGAATTGAATTCTTTAACATAGTCCATACATTTATATCTAATTAGACTAAGTAATGTTTCATAATGTTCATCATCTTCCATATCATAGTTCCTTATTGCTCTAATGCACATATCTAGTAATTCATACAAGTGTTCTTTTATTTTGTTATTCATATTTTCACCTTCTTTGATTTTTGGTATGCTTGGTATGGGCGCATTCCTAGACCCAGTAATTCTTGGTATTTTTCAACCCGTTTTGCTTCGTATTTTATCGTCCTATTCAGAAACTCAGGTTTATACAACCTATGACTCATCTCAGGAATTATATCTTTCATATATATCTTCATTACAACCACTACATATTGTTATTATTATTTCTGATTCTTCAACAGAATCAAACTCACTACTGATTATTCTCAAATTGTGAGTTGCAGGAAGGAAACACACATGACATCTTATCTTGGGTTTCCTTGTGAATATTTCTTTTCTTAATACATTATTTAACCATTTTAACATAATTATCACCATAAAGGCGGGGGAACTGCTTCATGTTTTTGTGACCACTATCTCCGTGCATATGAAATTTGCAGTTATTACTGGATAAACCCCTAAAGTTGGAGGAAAATACTCACGGTGAATACCAAACACCGTCGCCAAGTGTATTTTTACCTTTAAACCTCCGTTTCCAACAAGGTCTGAAAAGGCCAAACATATGCCTATAACTTTAATTGGAATTTGAAATACTGTTCGTATGCTTCTATTAACTTACGAACAGGTTTGTTCTTGTTCTCTAATAACACAGAATGAAATGATTGTATCATATTCAATAGATATTCTGCGTCATCATTGTATTGTGTATCATCCATAGTTTCACCTCAAAAGGATTTACCATGCATAAATTCACGACTGGTGTTATATTCCACCTTTGCAAGTATAGCACCTGCAATATCTAAATCTTTACCAAACGCATAATCCATAATACGGATAATTGCATCAGCAAGTTCTTCTTCAAGACTACTAAACTCAATAATCTTATTTGAAGAAGGATTACCTTCACGTAAAGCCTCTAATGCTTCACTTATTTCAGCATGAATTAAAGCCATTCTTTCGCCATCATTCACTTCATCTTTCCAGAATCCATGATTAACTGCGTTTTTGTAGACTTCTTTTGCTAATTTATTCCATTCTTTTTCAAACATCTTTTTTCACCTCAAGTCTGATAAGCGATATTATTCCTTGAATAATCGGATTATTTACGTCTAAATGATAGATATACTGCGGTCTTCCTCTTTTACTTCTAAAATTTTTCAAGACATGAACAAATCCTTGCTCAACAAAATGGTCTAAAGCGTTTCGTTTAACAGTTAAAGAATTTTTCAAACTTAACTTAGTCGAAGGTGCATTAGAGTATTTTTTCGCAATTCTTGGAATATCTATTTCATAAATTGTAAGAGGCGTTCTTTCAATTAAATCAAGAAGAACAGCAGTTCTATTTGTCAGACCGAACAAACTAACAATATCATTATTGTTAGGTGGAGGTAGAACAAATTGTTCTTTTGGTTCATCAATGTGTTCAAAAACTGAAGAATAAATTAGTTTGTCTATTTTATGTTCTCTACTCATGTCCTCTATCATTTTTCTTCACCTCATCTTGTCTAACAAACATCTTTGCAGTTTCAAGACATTTATCAAAAGTATCTTCGTTAATATTTTCACCACGTTGAACTTTCAAACTAAAAATCCAATCTGCAATTTGCTTTGCTGATGCACCATTATCTAACATGGCATTTAATTGACTCATCTTTCCCATTTTAATCACCTACATAGAATTGTTTTCTTGAATTGCTTACCACAATCAAGACATTCACAATACATAATTCCTTCTTCAAAATCTTCTTCAATATAAATAAATTCTTTATGTTCACACTTCATTCTTTTCACACTCACAAAGTTCTTCTTTCGTTCTCCATGCATCAACGAAACTAACGCTACAATCACCATCGTATTTCACGCTAATTTCGCATTCACACTTCATTTCTATTATATTTCTCCATTTGTTCAACATATTTTTCATCTCCATTTAAGCCGCAGGTGGAAACTTATAATAATCATCATTAATACTACTATTCCACATAGCCTCTTCTATTTTATTTTTTACCTGTACTAATTCGTACATTTGATATTGTGGACTATTCCAACACCAGTTGATAGCCCACTGTAATTGTTCATACCAGAATGTTTCCCAATAATTAGGAAGTATTTTATTCCAAAAATTAATCATATTTATCCCTCAAGTATTTCATTGATATAATCACCAAGCAAGGAAATAACGTAATCATTTCCTTCATGCTTGGCAACAATACTTAGCAACTCTTCTAAAAGAATATTAATATCTTCTTCGTCTGCTATATCCTTTATCATTTTAAATTGTTCTAAATAACTGTTCATTTCTTTTTCACCTCATTGTGCTGGTTTTGGCCCACAATAATACAAATTTTTCTTTGCTCTTGTAATAGCCACATAACAAATGTTCATCTCTTCTCGCATGTCAGTAGCCTTTGGATGTGGCATACGTTCTGTTGCAAGAATATAAACATTATCTGCCTCAAGACCCTTAGCCTTGTGGACAGTAGAAAGCATAATTTCACCTTTTTCATTACCATCAAATACACGCTTAATTTCTGCAATAATACCACCAACAGTTGATGCCTTTGTTGCAAAAATGCGAATACATTCAAACTTATCTTCTAAAGATTGTGCTTGATTTACCTTGTTTAGTTTGACTAAACGCTGATAATTGTATTGAAAATCTTGTTCTAAGAGAACCGAGAATTCTTCAGAGCCCATGTTCTTATTCTTGGTAATCTTGTTTACTGCATTAATTAGCCCTTTTGTCATATCTCGACCTAGAACGTATGCAGATTTACCTTGCATAATCAAATCGTAAAAAGCACCAACTAAAGGAGCGTTGTATCTACATAGAACCATATCTCCCTCTTGGGGATTAAACGGTGCATTTTCCATAACTCGACCTTCAATCGCATCTTCTTTGCATTCAAATTCCTTGACAAATCGGTTTGCTTCAGAAACAACCGATTTTGGACAACGCCATGTTAAGGACAAAGAAAATTCCTTGACTTCTCGACCAAGACTCTCCAATTCTTTCTTAAAAATAGAAATTGAGTTACTATCAGCACCTCGGAAACCGTAAATTGCTTGGTTTCTATCACCAACAATGACTACTCGGTTATTACCGATACATCGAAGAATCATCTGTCTTTGCATTTCATTGAAGTCTTGTGCTTCATCAACAAATAGAACATCAAATTGCGGTAATGGGAAATTCTCCACCAAAGGAATCCAAATCATGTCATCAAAATCAATCATAGCAAGATTACGTCGGCATTCGGCAAGAATGGCAGGAATCGCTTCAATAGCCATTTGTTCTTCTCGGTCTGATTCAAAGTTAATATTATATCGGTCAATCAATTCAAAGATTGATTTACGGTCATTTCCTTCAACCATAGAACCTTTAATTAAACTAATTAACTTACAAAGTGGTGCAGCATGGAAATCCTTACCGAGAATATCATTAATAATATTCTTAACCTTGAAGTTATTTACTCTTGTTTTAATACCTGCTGAACGAATAGCAGCAAATCCAAGTGCATGAAATGTTTTTGCTTCTACATTGTCTGGTAGTCTTTCTGCAAGTTCTGTTTGAATGGATTTGTTAAAACAAAGAAAAGCCATATTATCTCCCTTTGTTCTGTTTCCACCTTCAACAATTGTAAATGTTTTACCAGTGCCAGCACCAGCATTTACAATTACATCTCCTGTCCCATTAGCAAGTTCATGCCAAATCGCTTCTTGTTGTTTTGTTCCTATTATCATTATTTTTATCTCCTTATTTAGAGTGAATATAAAATGAGGAAACTGCTTCGTGGTTTTACGAGCCACTATCTCCGTGTGTTCAAATTTTTGCAGTTATTATTGGATAAACCTCGTGAAAAGGTGGAGAAGGAGCAATACAGATAATTAAAGTGCGGAGGTAATTATCTGTTTTCGTCTAAAACGGCCACCTTTGCTACAACTTCTCCATGAAGTGTGGGAAGTGGGATTTGAACCCACGAAGCAATTCGCACAGGATTTTAAGCCCTGCTCCTTTGACCAAACTCGGATATTCCCACAGATTGATGAGTTAATGTCAAAGATACTTACAAATACGAATTAATGTCGTTATCTGAAGTAAATCACTATTTACAACCACACTGAGGCCGACCCCTATTTAAAGGCGGCCAGATGGTGGGCGACCCTTTTTTAAAAAAAACTAATTGTGCCACAATAGGCGAAAAAGAGAGAAAACCAATGGAAGTGCGGGCTTATGACGACCAATGAGAGGTAGGTTTGGTTTATTACTGCACAAAACTCTCTGGAAAAAGAATGAGGGGAAGCCTGAACTTCCCCCCATTCGGCTATCATTAGATATTATCTAACAATTTACAACTAAAACTTTAAAGTTAAATTCAAAGTTCTTCGGTTGTCTCAGTAGAAAGTAGAGTATCTACTGAACCATCCCAAGTTCCAGCCTTGTATTGGCTGTTAAGGGAGTTTCGTGTCTTCTTAACCCAAGAAGCAGCAAACTCTTCTGCGGAGTCATATTGACCGCCACCAGACTTTGCATGTTTAACGGAGATTGCTCCGATAATTGGGTCATGGTTGTAATAAGCCGTAATAGCCTCTTCAACAACGCCACAAATTCTGTCAGTAGCAACACGGACTGCGGCAGGAATACTGCTCTTTTGTCCTCGACGGAACGGAGTTCCATCTCTTCCCTTCAATAGAGCCTTAAGTGCATTATGTGCCGCATCTCGCTCATTAGGGTTTTCTGTTCCTACTTGAAGGTGCAACTGCACGATTTGTCGCAATCCACCATCAAGGGCGGAATCTGCTTCCAAATACTCTTCAACTTCAATCTTCAAACTGTTCCAATTCATATCATCCATATGTATCAACTTCTGCCCGTAGGCGAAGTTCCATAGATTGACCATATATAAGCGATAACAAATCCAAACCCTCGATTCATTCTTGAACATCATTCTAATCTTTCTAAACTTTCTAAAGTTTTTCTTAGTCAATTCTATTCCATCAATCAATTCATGTGGAAAAACAGCGAATGTGTTTTTCAAACCAATAAAAATTAATTGATATTTTTAGAAACAACATTTTAGATTAATAAATTCTGATGTTTCTAATCGAGGCCATGTTATTCTAAAACAATTAAATAATAGGTTATGCAACACAGCCTAGAAGAAAATTAGCGAAACCGTCATTTTGGCAACATTTTTCTTTTTTCTAATTTTCTAACGACCCCCATAGAGATTCTATATCTCCCATAGGTGATTCTGTAATAAGTAATAAGCCACACACATAATTGTAGTAGTAGTAAGTATTAGAATATTAGAATATTAGAAATATTTAATTTCTCTTTCCTTCTGTTACACAACCCTTCAGTTTCTCAAGGTTTGTTTTATTCTAACGACCACGACGACCTAGAATAATGTTTTACTTTAATTATAGTATAATTATATCTTATACGATATTGTATATGTATATCCTATACATATAAGACCAATTGGAATATACCCTTTGGAAAGGTATTCAGGATTGGTATTAACATTTGATACCTATGTAGTGTTAAGTTGATAGTATGTAATTAGGTGAAACGCTTTGTGTTGAACCTTAAGTACCCAATGAATATTCTATGAACAGTCGTCGAGCATTGGTCAGAAACCAAACAAAACAAACGACAGGAGGAAAAAATATGGCTGAATTAACAAAAGCGAAATTTGAAGAGAGATGTGAACCAATTAAGGCTCACATGGCAAAAAATGACATAGGGGCTTTTGCTCCTATGATTCAAGGAACTATGGATTTAGGACTTGCTTCCAAGTCTGATGAAGAACGTGGAAACCTTTGGGATTCTATTCGTTCTATGGTAAAAAACGTCGAGGGCTTGACCTTGCGTCATGGACGACGTTCAAGCCTTCCAGCAGAAGTTATGGTAAGTGTCCAATCTGTTGCGAATCAAGTAAAGACTGCTTGTGTTGCACTTATTGAGAACTGCCCTGTATTGCTTGAGGTTATCCTACCTCACGGTAAAACTGGTGGAAATTACACTCAAGAGTCATTTGCGGACTATTTCGCAGATAAGGCTGAATCTGCTCTTATTACGGCTTACCGTGATAAGAACGGACAACGTTGGGATGGAACTCTCAACGACGACGGTTTGACTGGAATGGTTGCTCCAGTTAAGTCCGAATCAAACAATGATGAATCTTCGGAGGTTAGCGAAGAGGAATGATTGTTTTGATTGAATGATGGTCAATGCTCGACGGCCACCTATTCTTTCGCTAAGGGGGGATAATCGCTTCAGATGCCACTTCAAGAACACCTGATGTTTCTTTGAAGGATAACAGATGAAATGAAGCGAGAATCCCCCCTTATGCAGTTTTTTTATTGCTTAAGATTGCACAAAGCGCAACCATATGGTAGGATTCTTTGAATTATACCTTAAATACCTATTATAGATACATAGGGTAGGGAGGTAATCCGAATGTCAAACATACATGAGATATACGACACAACAGAAAAGCGGGTTGTTGGAAGATTTAGACATCTTTCAAGAGCAACTCGCCTCCAAACGGAGAAGAACAACCAACACAAAACCCGAATTGGGCTAGAAATAGCCACAATTGCCAGCAAAGGCGGTTGGAAGCGTTCAACGGTAAAAGTTGAACAACCAACCGAATTTGAAGACCATACCATGAAGGTTAGTGTTGTAAATGAAAAGCATGTGATTTTGCATGAAAAAATCGCTTCTCTCGAAGGAGAACGATATATCATCAGAACTCATAACGTTGATGAATCATACAATTGATTCAATCTTTTCATGGTTTTAGACAGGTTTGACCTGTGTTGATGCAAAAGCATCTTTCCGCCCCATCAAGGATTCAGGTCTTTGGTGGGGCTCTTCTTTATTTTTAGCCCCTACCCGTCCCTTGCGAATAAATATAACAAACAGCATTTATAACGCTACAACCATATGGTTGGCTTTGCCAACCTCATTAAATACCAACTGTGCCTTCTATGAACGGTTTATGGTGCATAGTGAATCATCTACTATGGAGGAATTAAAATGAACAATGAAAAATGGACAATTAAGAAACAACTAATCGTTTCTTTTGTAAACAATAACGATGTGGGTAATTTTGCCCCTATTGTTTTGGGTACAGTTGAAATGGTTGATAATACACAGCCTGATGACAGAACACCTTTGATTGAATCTCTACGTTCAATCTTCAAGACTATTGACCCTAACAAGGTTAGTGGAGCCTTTCGTACAGGAAAGGCTTCCTCACTTCCCGCTAGTGTCATTTCAGTTCTAGGTGGTATTATGTCGGATGTTCGAGCAAATCTTCAAGATTTGTTCAATGCTCCGCATATGTCTTCTCTTTTGACACCGCACGGTAAATCAAAGGATATGGGCAATTTGTTCGTCAATGATGAACAATATGCAGAATATGAAGCAAAGCGTATTGAAAGCCGATTGACTCGATGGTATCGAGAACAAATCTGGAACGGTACGCTTGAAGGACTATCAACGCTTTCTTTCCCTTCAATGGAGGTTGAAGAGGAAGAATGATTAATTGATTGGTTATGCACCATAGGCCACCTTTATTCTTTAATGGGCAATAGGGCAATGATAAGTAAAATGAAAATTAATTCAGACTTTTCGCCCTATTGCCCTTGTTTTTTGTCGAGGTTGAAATGGCAAAGCCATTACAACCATATGGTTGATAATCTTTGTATTATAAAACCTTGAAAAGGAAAACCGAATTTAATCGGTTTTTTAGTTGAATTGAGGTTCAATTCAACGGTCTGGGTGATACACCATGCTTAACTCAAGTTCTTCCACTTTGCCCTGCGTATTGAGAGTTTCTCGAACTGAGCGAGGCCGAGTATGTAGTTTAATTCCCACTATTCGACATAATCCCTCAATGTCTCGGTATTGCCTACGGACTTCCGACATAAACCATTTTCCTGTAAAGTATCGAAAATGCCTTCTAGACATATCGGGGTTTTTGTTTAGTTCTTCTTGCCATAAGTCCTGACATTCAAAATCATGTTCTGTAAATCTGATTTGATTCGTTTCTTTTTCTGTTTCTAGCCATGTTTGGAACTTGGTCATTACCGTTTGCAATACTATGTAAAGTTGCGTTGTTGTTCTTGATTGGCTGTTCTTTAAAGAAAGGAGGAAATGAATGAACGTCAAAGCGTTCTTAATTCTATCTTCCATTCTGTATAGGCTTCTTGTGTCTTTAGGTTCTAATATCATCATAGTTTTACCCATTCTTAGTTTAATTATGTAATATATTAAGGTTGCATCAAATGTGCAACCATATGGTATGGCTTTGCCATACCTTGACCTAAAAAATTGAGGGCATCCACCCAACAGAACCTACTAAGGCAGACGTTTTACTTAATTAGGCATTAACTAGTATTACCGTATTTTCTTAACGTGTGCGTGTTCGTGAACTGCGGGTTTCAGCCCCTAATGGTGTTATATGGCCAATCAATTGCCATTGGAGTAATTGGAGGATATAGAACGGCATTCCCTTAATTTGCCAGATTAGTCGCCTTGCGGTTATTGGATTTATCTATATCCTATTGAAAAAAGCGATAGGGGGAGGATTGCCTCTTTCCTCCCCCCATCATATATATTCCCTGCAATAATCAATTTTCTATGATTACTACTTAAATTGCCGAGAGGCGCAATTCAAACGGGCGGAAGGGGATTACAGTCTAGACATGACTTTAATGTATATCTGTGTCCAGAGTCTCTGCAAATATTTGTCACGGCTAATCTAAATGCAGGTATTTCATTAATTACAATTGGTTCATCAGTCATTCTTCTTCACTTCCTGTATAATCAACACCAATTCCCAGCAATGGCTTCTCTTCAACCAATTTAAAATAATTATCATAATAATAAGATGTAACAATGTTCCTAATCAAACAAGCACTGAAATTACTTCTGCCTTCTTGAGATTCAAGAAAATTAAATATTTCTAACATTTCTTTATCATTCTCAAAACGATAAGTTGCAGTCACTTTTATTGTCCTGTCAGCGTGTATTAAATTGCCTATCTTAATAGAATCTGGTTCCATGTTCTAGGAATCGTAAAAGGGTATATAGTAGGGTTGTCAAAGACAACCATATGGTAATGCACTTTGGGACAGAACCTTAAATATACCCTATGAAACCTATAAACGGTGAAAACCATGAAAAAGGAAGTAGAAACACAAATACGACACAGAAGAGCAACACTGAAAGAAGCCATCAAGATTCACATTGATTATTTGATGGCTGCCGCTGAGACTTTATCCCGATGGGAAGAACTCACAAGAATAGACGGTGATGAAGAATGAGCGAAGATTTTGAATTAAAACTGGGTTCGGTTTCTATGTATTGCAGAACTCATGAAGAAGAAATGATGTGGATAAATGACAAAGAAGCGGTTTGTCCTCATTGTTTAGCCGAAGAACTCAATGAGCCAGTTAAATGGGTAAAATTTATGGCAAGAGTATGGCTTAAAAAATTTGAAAGGTCTAAACTCAAAGGAGAGGAAGAATAATGGTATCAAGAAAGGATTTTGAAGCAATTGCTGAATGGGTGGCTAGTGAAGAACTAATGGGAACAAACGACCACATGGTTGAACGATTATGTGGTGTTTTGGAAACATTAAACCCTCGATTCGATAAAGAGCGATTTATTGTTCGTTGTGATGAATTGCAGGATTTTAACCGTTTTGACTTGGGTTTCCCTATCCCTCAACATGAATATGCTCTTTTGGCGTTGAAAACCTTTCAACAGGCTTTGATTGATAGCGAGGCTAAGTTCTCGACTCAATTAACCCTTCTTCAATGCGAGAAGGCAATGCTTGAGGCCTTTCCTCATTTGAAGAATAAGGCTCAACTTTGAGCAAATAACCTTAAACGTGCGTGTCCTAAGCAAGACCATAAAAACTGCTTGGCTTCGGCCTTTTTTTAGCCCCTACCCTCCCTGTGAATTAACAACCTATTATCGAAAGAACATAATGTTTAATTAATTCAACAACCATATGGTATTGTTAATTTATGCGTTATGCATTAGGGTATTGTGCTATTATATGTAATCTATATAGATATTCTTAGAAATATATAGATATGACTCTTATTAAGTCAATTATAGCCAAAATAATAGGCCGTTAATCAATATACCATAAATAAATTAAAACCTTGCTATGCACTATGCATTGGCATATTAACACCCCATTATTCTAAATAAAAATAATATACAACCATATGGCTTTGTTCCAATTTTTATTTTTATATATCAACAATGCATCATTAAGCATTTAAGCATTAACAATGCATTATTAATCAATTTAGCAGGCATAATTAAGTTTAAACGACCTATTTAGCATCAATGCGTTAAATTAGTTTGCAAGATATGGTTAAAATGTTAAACCTAACAATGCTTATAATATAGACTGAACTACCTAACCTTGAGGCAAGATATATGCCGACAAAAGATGATGTAATTAGCAATATACAGACTATTACAAAACAAATGACCGAAATACTCCTTATAATAAAAGAAAACAAAAGAAAAGGTATTAATGAAGGAAATAACGTTAATTTATTAGCATTAAAAGAAATACAATCAAATTTAAATAAACTTAAAAAACAAGTTACTGATATTATAAACCCTAATACTAGACAAACCAGTTTTGATGAATATAGATAAATAATTAAAAATAAATAATTAATTGTTAAGGTTTTATTCTGGAAATACATTTATTAACAAAAAATTATAAACGCAAGTGCCAAAAAAATTCCAGCCCATTTTTTGAGAAAAAGTGATTATTATGTGGAAAGAAAAAGTCATTAAACGACACCCAAGAGATGTGCAACTAGAAAAGAATATTAAAAGATTTCTCACAGAAATCGACAATATGGAAAAAAGATTATCAACAATGGAAATGTATATTCCTTTACCTCCAAGAGCAGAAAGACCAATTAGAGAGGCTCTTAATGCTTTAGAAAAGGCAGAAGACGCACTAAGAGATGTTCTCAAAGAAGTTTGAAAAAAATTCCAGCCCAAATTTTGAGAAAAACGAGTTGATTAAGATGAATTGGCAAGATATACTTAAAATAAAAACAGAAGACGCAATAAGAGATGCAAAGCGATTTGCACCAGATGTAATTGATGATGATAGAAAAGAAACTGTTAAGAAATTGTATAATGAAGTTTTAGCATTTTTTAAGAAAGAAGATTTTAACGTCAGTAAAATTTCAACAGGAAGAGATGCTTATAGTAATGAATTTTTTATCGCTCCTAAAAAGGAATATAAGAAACTATTAGATGGAGTGAATTTTTATAGAAGTGAATTCTTTGAAGAATTAGAAATAGGTTTATTTGAAGAAGATTTAATTGTTGCTAGAATTCCATCAGGAATGAATCTATCAAGGTTCGGTGTTAGAGAAAAAGATAATCCTAAACCTCTTGAGATAAAAACAGAATACATTCGCAATATGATGGATGCTTCGAGAGTAGCGACTGAATATATTAAAAACTGGGAAATTGCCTATAAAGAGTTTAAGGACAGGGGCGGTTTTGACCAATAAAAATTCCAGCCCAAATTTTGAGAAAATTAAGGTGATATTATGACATGGAAAGATGAAATTAAGAAAAACGACGAATCAAGAGAGAAAGCACTTGACGCTTTAGATGAATGTCTAAGGGTTATTGAAGAGTGGAAATCTCAACATTATTCTCCATATGATAGCGAAAGAAGATTAAATCCTGCAAAAAGACCTGCGAAATATGGTTCTGCATCTGGTAAATTAGAACGAGAACCAACACATAAACTTATATTTAAGATTAAAGATATGATTGAAAAACACTTCATTGATATAGGAGAGTCGTGATATTATGACATGGAAAGATGAAATTAAGAAAGAAGATGACCTATCCTCTCGATTTAAAACAAGTCGTGCTGATTTTATGAAAGAACTACCAACTGCGTATAAATCACTACAAAAAGCAATTTTGCATTTAGAAATAATAGGACATGATATAATGAGTGAAGTCATTGATGGACACCGCCCAATGAGTTCGTTAGACCTTGATTCATATGAAGTAATAGAAGTTCTCAAAGAATTTACTAGCGCATTAATAAAAATGAAAGTTGAGGCGGAAATAGAGGATTAATTATGAATTGGTTTGACTTACTTAAAGTTGATTTCTCACCTTCTGATGCTATGGGCTTTATGGAGCATTTGCAAGATGAATTAGGTGGAGATATTGATATTGTAAAAAGACCACCTATATCTACTGTTGGCGAAAAGAAAAGAAAATCACCGATTAGGCAAGAAATACATCTTAACTATGATGCTGGAAATGTTAAATTAAAGCAAAATAAAAAGGGTGAATTCTTTATCTTTACTCACAATGGTTCATTTAATGAAGAAAAGAAACTAGGAAGACCAGTTTATAATTTAAAGAAAATTGTAAATGAATTACTTGAGTTTTTACAAGATAATGAAACCTTTGAGAAGTTTGACATTGATGGCCTTGATTTTTCAAAGGCTACTTCAGAAGAACAACTTTCATGGTTTAATTCGTTAAAGGCGGGAGGTGCAGTAACTACTGCTACACCTGCAATTATTAACGTAAGATATTCAAAGAAAAAGGAGGATGAAGAATTTGGTCAAGAAGACTAAGAAGAATGTTGTTTCTTTGAATGGGACTACTATTGAATTTACTCCTTACGAGTTTGTTACTAATTATAACAAGTGGAAAGAAACTATGAAAGGAGTTTCTGCGGGTTCTATTTATTCTACCAAAGACCTTTATGAAACCGTTGATAGTCATGTTAATACTGCTACTAGAAGAGGAAGGTCTAGAAATTCTGGAAGTAAGGGGGCTTTTACAGTAATTGCCGATATTGAAGAACTAATTATGCAAGGCAAGCAAATTTTTACAAAAGAAGATTTACAACTATTGAAGAAGTTTGAAGACATACTAGAGGGTTTTCTAGCAAGTCCTATCTTAAATCCACAGAATGTCAAATTTACAAAACCTAAAGAATGGAGAGTTAGCAAAGATGGTAAAAGAATAATTATTACTGATGACGACCCTGTTGATTATTATGGACATTTTGTCGATGTAGGAACAGATAAAACTTCTTATTTCCGAGCAAGGAATAAAATCAATGAAGCAACTGAAGGTAAAAAAGGTATTAGTTTAAGCGGTTGGAAAAAGGAGTGGTCAAGTGATGAAAAGAATACTGCAAAACCTCCACTTTATATGGCACTTTACGAAAAATATGCTGGACAGGATGGGTTATTGCCAATTATTAAAGCAGCCATTAAAGAACTTGAAACAAAGGGATATGATGTTACGATTACTAAATTACGACAAGCAAACAAATTAGCAAGGGTTCCTGAAATTAGAAGAGTTATTTCTGGTCTTTTGAAAAGAAGAGCATTGTTTGACGGTGGGGATTTTAAGACAAATAATGCAAGAACTGAACTTAAAAGTAAGGTTATTGAGTTAAGTGAACAATCAGCAGAAAAACTTAGCGTTATTCTTTATGGAGAAGTTCTTGCGGGGGATTTGGGCCAAGTTCAATTAGACTTGACAAAACCTGCTATGAAGAGATTAATTGAATTAGCGGTAGTTACAAGAACTTCTGAATTAAAGGATAGAAAATCACCAAGCGGAGAACCTATTGTTCTTAAATCATGGAAGATGATATTGTGAGAGGTGAATAAAATGGTTACTCGTAAGCGTTGTGGATTTTGCCAGCATGAGGATAGGGAAGAACTTGAATCCATGTTAGAGACAGGACAAACCAGTTGCGACGTTTTAGACGCAAACAACGGTTGGAGAAGTGGAACTGCGGCACAGCATCAAAGAAATCACATGGGTAATTATGAGATGAGTTCAAATCCTCGATGTGTTCTATGCACAGACCCTATGAGGAAACACTATGAAATAGCCTTATCTGAAGGTAATATCACAAGTGATGCAGTTTCCGAAGCATTAGGTACAACAAAACAACAGGTGCAACGACACATGAAGCACCACTTAACGCCATTGGTGCAGAAATCTGCGGCCTCCTTAATAGCGAAAAAAGAAGTAAATGAAGTTGATTTACTTTCAGCGAATGTTCAACGCTTAGATATGAAATTAGATGAAGTATTCGCTATGGATGATTTAGACCCAAAGGTGATTGATAGTTTGACAAAACTCGCAAGAGAGATTAGAGAGTCATTAAAGTATCTTATGGAGTTTAAAGGTAAATTGGTTCATAAGAGACAAGACACAGTTATATTCGCACAGATGCAAATTGTTCAAGAAGTTCTTGCTCAGAACAATCCTGAAGTTTGGCTTGAGATTAAGAAAGAAATGCAGGAGAGATTACAATGACTTGGAAAGATATAATTAAAAATATACAAGAAAAAGATTTAATTTCTGAAAGTAAAGAATTTATTAAAGAGTTTAATAAATTTTATGATGATTTAGAAGTAGGGAGTAACATTAATCAATTTCATAAAGATAATATTAAAATAGCAATGGATAGAGTAGAAAAAGATATAGAGAAAGGCACTAATATTTTGCGTATTATGGAATTAAGAGACTATACAAAAAAAGTAGTTTCTTCTAAACTTTATGATAAAGTAGATAAATTATATAAAAGGATTTTTGCAAAATTATTTAATTAGTGCAGGAGAGATTACAATGAGTTGGGAAGATACAATTAGAAAACAAATGACCGATGTAGAAAAAATGAATCTAATCATTCGCCTTTTAGAAGGTGAAATAGAAATGTTGGATGAAACGAATAGAGAAAGACCTAATATTGCTGGTTCGGTATTAAGCAGATTTAGAGAAGCATTGAGATACGCAGAAGAATTTAAGGAGAGATTACAATGAGTTGGAAAGAAATAGTAAAAGAAAGTAGACTTGAAAAGTTGAGAAGAGTTATAAAAAAATATATGGATGAAGCATATTCTGAATGGGCTACTGATGGATTTGATGAATCATCAGTTGATGAATATATTGAATTTGAAATTGGAGAAATAAAAGCCAATTTAGCAACTGTTCCTAAAGATGGTAAATTTTCTGACGGACAAGATGCAACCCCCTATATTAAATCAGCGAAGGATTACATTAAAGAACTTGAATCAATTTAGGAGAGATTACAATGATTTGGGAAGATATAATTAAAAGCGAATATCCAGATGTTGTTATGAGAGTCTATGAACTGAACGTCAAGAAAGGAACAGGTAAAATGTCTGGACTCTATAAAAGTAAAGAAACATTAAAAGAACAAATTCTAAAACATACGGAAAAGGGAGATGAATCAATGTCATTAGATGAACTTGTAAGATTAAACCCGAATGTAGATTATGAAATGAGATTTGTTTATGAGTAGGTGATTAAAATGAGTTGGGAGAGTTTAATTAAAAGAAGTGGAATGGTTTATATATTATTCAAAAGCAGAGATACTGATAGTGGGCCACCAGATTATACGCCCGACGAAGGTTATCCTGTTAAAGCATTTTCTTCATATAAGATTCTATATGATTTTTTGTTAAGGCAGAAACTTATGGATTTAGACCCTAATAATGTAGAAAGTACAGGAGTAGACAATGAAGGACGACCAAAAGGACAGGGAACAACACCTGTTTTTGATACCTATAAAACTAAGGAATTTAAGGAAAGGTTAGCAAAAGAAGGACTTTATGTTGTTACTCTACCACTTGATAATATGGGGGATATTGAATGACACGTTGCAAATTACTTGACCAATGGTTTGATGCAAAGTCTAAAGAATTAGACGAAGAAGAAAAGAAACAGAAAAAGGATTTGATTACTGGTGAGAAGAAATGAGTTGGAGAAATCTCATTAATAAAAAATATAGTGAAGACACTACCTTTGCTAACTTTGATAGTATAGAAGACCTACTCAATACTATGTTAAAAAATGATGTAATGAATGCTAAATCATTAAGTAATATCTACAAGAATGTTAAGTCTGGTAAAATAAATAAAAGCAGGCAAAAAGAATATTTAATGCAGTTTAAGAAGCACGTTACAAGAAAACACGGTCTTAGGGAACAATGGGAAGAATTAGTGTCAGAAGGTAAGTTTTAAGGAGACATTATAATGAACTGGCAATTTGTCTTAAAGGCTAGACCTTCTCCTAACACCGTGTTAGTTGAAATTGTTATTGCTTTTGACGAGTTATACAATACACTTAGCAGTGGTAAAAGAGGAAGTGCTTCAACTGGTTCAGGTGTTTTCAAGAAAATGTTTAGAGAAAATCCTGATTTAGATACTAATTTTGAAACAGTTAGTAGAGTATATGAACAATATACTCTATCTCATTTATTGGTAGGTATTAATGAAAAAGAACTACTTGATAGGTTTTCTAAGATTAAAGAACTGGTTACTCAGAAAGCAAAGAGAGTAACTCCCGATAGAAGTATAGAATATAACGAAGAATTTTTCCAAGAACTCTTCTCTTCTAAGAAAAATCCAGCAAACATTAAAGAATTGTTGGTAATTTATCAGAAAAAGATTGCTGATAGTGTTCCAGAAAGAACAAGGCGAAGATATACTGAATCAAATCAAGAAAATACTGCAAGAATTCAGTCATTATACAAGAAAAATCAAGAAAAACCAACAGTTGAGCAGTTTAGAAAGAACGAAGTGCCTAATTTTGACTACGTTTTGGTGAAAGTGATAGTCGAGGGCAAAGAAAAACCCAAAAAAACGGGTTGGACAACCGATGAAAATGCTTTATTTAAGGTCTTTGAGGAAAATTCGGACAAAATTGAGTCAGAAGTTGCAAAAATTGACAACGTTTCCGAAACAAAAGTCATTTTTTCACCAATTCGCAAGAATTTTGGAGAAAAAACCTCTCTCGAAATAGAAACTACAACGAAGAACTACAATGCAGTAGAGGTAAATCAAGCAAATATCGCAAATTATCTAAATGTTATTGAATATTTACCAAGTATTAGCAATCTTAGCAAATTAGACAAAAGTATTTTTTCAGTAAATGTTGAGAGAATCAAAAACGTTGGATTATTTGGTAGTAAACTATCAAATGTTCGACAATTATTAAGAGAAGTAATTATATCAGAACCACAAGCCCTAATTGCTAAGTTTTCACAAGAACAATTCAAAAATAGAAGAAAATATGGACAATATTTCTTACAGGATAAAGGAATTCCAGAAGCCGAACAATCTACTAAATTAGATACTTTTTTGAGGCAATATTCATTATTAAAAGGTAGAGAACTTTCTCTAAAGGACTATGAAAAAGAACCGAGAGATGAAAAAATCATTGTTCCCCAAGATGATTTTAGATTATATGGTCAATTTGTAGGCTCCTATAATAGTTTTTTGAAAAGGCTCGATGAAGGAACAATTGATGAAGATTTAAATGAGAAAATCGGAGCATTACCTTTTACTGACTTACTAAGACAAGTAGTTAATGACGGCAAAGAGGACGAAACTGAAATAGTAAGCATAACGCAGGTTTCTAATTCTATTAAAAAATTATTAGATAAAACTGATAGAAGTTTTTTAAATATTCTATTGATTGTGTCATTTTTAGGATATGGTTCAAGAAACGGTTCTGAAATTTTTAAAGTAATAGATGACTACGAAAGTCAGTTTAAAAAATTAAAAGAATCGAGAGAGAAACTTAAAGCATGGAGAAGGGGCGGAAAAGAAGGAAAAAAGCCAAAACTTGAAGAGGCTCCTGATAACGAACAATTCAATTCTAAACTCGAAAAACTATTCAACGAAAACCTAAACGTATTTAAAGAAAAGTTATTTGAAGCAGTTAATACTCTACTACAAGGTATTGCACAAAAGGAAGATGAAAAGTATTTTTCAATCGCTAACAACAACAAACTTATAAACAAGTTAGTAGAAAGCAAATTGTTGGAGGAAGCACAATGACAGCAGAAGAACAACTCGATAAAATTAAGCAACTTCCAGACTTAGATGATTTGCGAGAAGAATACGAAGAAGAGGAAGATAAGAACGAATTTATCTTAGTTGAGTTTGGTGAATATTTAGATGATGCAGGTAGCGTTGCATCAAGGAAAAAGTTAATTGGAATGATTAACGACCTTATGCGAGAAGGCAGAAGCAAAGTTCAAGAAACTTTTGAAACTAAATCTGTTTTGGATGAAATTAACTTTACAGGTATGCAATACAAAGGAGAAGATATTGCAGAAAAGGGAGGGAAACTTAAAGAACAGTTCGTGAGTTTGCTCTCTAATACAATTATTGATGTAAACAAAATTACAGTCAAGGACTTGAACCCTAGAATAAAACAAAATAAAGAAGCATATAACAATGCTAAACTTCAAGTAGAAAAAATAAAGGTTGTTAAAGAAAGCAACCTATTAAAAAACTTTATCAATATTTATGATGATTTACTAGATAGGCAACAATATAATCTAGGAAAAAGAGAATTAGATTTAGACTTTGACTTGTCGGATTTCTTTAGTGCTTCTACTCTAAGGCAACTATCTCAAAGAAACAATGTTTATAATTATTGGAAAGGAATATATGAGAAGATTGAAAAATTAAAGGAAAAACTTGCCGAGAAAGATTTATTAGATAAAGATATTATTGACAATATTAATTACATACATGATTTTAAGAAAGTAAAATTCAATGTCGATGCTTTAGAATATAGAGCATACGACTTTGTTAAATCATACATCGGTCTTGTTTTCGGTTCAGATATTATTGATTTAGATGAAGTCGATGGTGAATATTATTTCGCTCAAAGAGGAACAAAAACAGAAGACGGAGATAAGGCTCAAAGCGGAGAAATTGACTCTACTAAGGTTTTATCAACTGAATTGAAGAGAGCATTGCAAACTACAAAAGAAATGGATGTTTTAGGATATTTACACATTGTAACTAACTTATCAGATGGTTCTTATGCTCTTTCATCTGATGAACTCAAATTACTTAAAACTAAGATTAAGAATTTATTTAACTCTTATGTTGTCCAATTTGATGATGAGTTTGTAGAGTCAATGAATGACGGGCTAAAAAACCTTTTGGATTCGTTTAAAATTGTAACTACTGCTAGAACGTATCACTATTTGCCAATATATTTTGCAACAAATAAAGAGAGCATGATTAGGTATAAAAATCTACAATTGTCTACGAAAGCAGAAATAAATCCAAAAACTGAAAAGATAGAATTTAAACAAAAATCTGACTTTGATGAAAAGAAAATAACTGATTCAATTAATAAAATGATAAAGGCAATCAGTGAAGGAGTTGTTGAAGAAAAGGGTGCAACGCCAATTAATATCCGAGAAGAAGGAAAAGGCGCAAGTGGTGGAAGCCGAGATGATGACAAAGAACCATCATTCTATACTGCATCTGTTAGAGGAAAATTAGCAAGATACAAAGATATTGGCAAAGAGATGGAAAAGATTTTAAAACTTATTGATGATTGCTACATCAGACCATTTAACAGTAGATTCGGTAAAGGTATTTCTTTAGGTTATGATGAAACACAATTAGGAGATTTAACCAACAGACCCGAATCTCCTTTTGCTATTCAAAGACAACTTAACGAAAATTATGTCAAGGAAGGATTAGATTTCATTAACCTTGATGAACTTAATGATATTAAAGAATTTATGATTCTAAACAAGCAAATAGAAAGTAAAACTACAAAGATTAATTTAGATGAACTTAAGAGAGTTTTCTTGGAGATAGCAGATGAAATGGATGATATTATTGATACTTCGGAAGCAAGAGATTTAGGATTTACAGAAATGATTATTAAAGATATTGCTTCTCTATTCTATCACATAACGAAGGAAGACACTAGTTTTGAAGGAATTAGTTCAAAGGCTGCATTTGATGAGAGAGGCGCAACAACTTATGATGATTCACACGCATTTAAACAAGTAATCTATTTCTTAATTGACAAGATAGATGAATTTGGTGCGTCAAATATGTCAAGCGAAGCGAAAGTTGTAAAAGACATTAAGAGACTACAAGATTGGTTTGGAGGCATTAGAAAATCTGAAGAAGAAATGTTATTACAAGCGCACGACCACATTCGAGTTCTTAAAGGACAGGAGATACATTTTGATGTATTAGATTACAATGATATTGATGACATGGAATATTTCATTACAAAGATGAATAAAGAAAGAAACATTGACTTAAGTTCTATGGAAGTATATAACATTGTCAAGGAGTTGGATTCTTTCCAAAATATCTCTAATGAATATGGTATCAGCACAGAAGACGTTTATTTAATCAAGGCTAACTTTAGGTGATATTGTGGTTGACCGTTTTTCTAAAAGCGATATTTCTTTTAAAGAAATGACTGAAGAAGAAGCAGTAAGGGTCTTTGTCGAGGATGGGTATTACGATTATGTTAAACGAAAAGTAAGATATGGGAAATATTTGCCTCCTGATTCTATTTGGGCTACTGCTCCAGCAAAAATGTTTGTTGCTTTTTATCAAAATAAACCAGTTGGTGTTATTGGATTGGCTACATTTAAAAATGCCTTATTAATGGCAGGAACCCACGTTAGAAGAGAATATAGAAAAAGAGGACTATCTAGAATTTTAGTGGATAAAATGCTAGAAAATAAAGGTTCTAAGACTATTTATGCTAACCCAGTTTTAATTTCATTCGCAAAACAATTAAGAGACTCGGGGTTTAAAGATATGGAAAAGGAGACTCTTCCCGAAGAAATTCAAGAAGAATTGCAAGGAATTAATTATCCTGAGCAACTACAAAAGTGGATTAAATTAGACACTTCTAAATGGATGGAGGTTTTAAAATGGAATTAGATACATTCAACTTAGAACATCAAATGGATATGGAGTTATCTAAAAACTCCTTTCCATATTTTTTCCAGCACGTTCTAGGTTTTGACTTTCCAACATACATACAAGAATGGCACGAATTAATGAATGATACACAAAGAACTGTTATTATTTGTAGTCGTGACCACGGAAAATCAGTATTTATGCACAGTTGGGTTGTTTGGAATTTAATATTCCAGCCCCCACCTTATCAGATGCTTTATATTTCATCTAACCAAAAACAGACAATGGTTCACATGAGAGACATTGATAAAATGTTCCAACATCCACTTCTTAAAAAGTTTAAACCTGCAAGGGGTTGGGCTATTGGTAATATTACTTTAACCAACGGAAATCAAATTCTTGAGCGTTCTGTTGGTTCACAGATTCGTGGACTTCACCCCCAAGAGATTGTTATTGACGACCCTTTGAAAGAATTTAGCGTAAGTGGTATTCAAAAAGTAACTGATTGGTTTTATGGGGATATGATTCCGACACTTCACCATACTGCTTCTTTAAGAGTTATCGGAACTCCATTTAGTTATACAGATATTTATAAACAATTAGAAGAAAATGCCGCATATACTGTTAGAACTTATCCTTGTCTGAATGCACTTAATGAACCCCTTTGGCCTGAGCGTTGGGATTATGATGCTTTAATGTCAAGAAAGGCTGAAATTGGTTCACTTAAATTTACAAGAGAATATATGTGTGTGCCTATTTCGACGGGAACATCTTTATTTAATCCAGAATATTTACAACTTGCCAAGAACAAAGACTTAATTCTAAAACCAAGTAGAAGAGAAGGATATAAATATTTTGTTGGAGTAGACCCTGCTATCTCTACTGATGGCGACTATAACGTAATTACTGTTCTTGAAGTTGATAGTGAAGATAATAAAAACATCGTATATATTGACCGTTCTAAAAACGTAGAGTTTAGAGAAAATATTAACAAAGTTAAATTAATTGGAAAGATATTTAATCCAGAAGTAATTCTATTTGAAACAAACACATTCGCAAAATCATTTACTCAAGAACTTCGCAACGTCGCAGATTTAAATGTTCATGACTTTAATACTACTCGCAAGAGAAAAGAAGAAGTTATTCTAAACCTACAAATGACTTTAGAAAATCAAAAGATGAACTTTCCTTACGGTAATGAAGAAAGTCGAAGAGTTACATCAGCACTGGTTGAAGAACTATCAATGTTCGCAATTACAGAACGTGGAAGATTTGAAGGAATTGGGGCGCATGATGACATGGTGATGAGTTTGGCATTAGCAAATGCCGCCACGTTTCAAATCACGGATAACTTCATACTCTTGGATGACATGGAGATATTCGGGAGTCCAAATCGTTCTAACAATCGAGTTAAAACACCTTTTTTGGGGTTGAATTTTTAAAGGTGATAATGTGCTAAAAAGACAAAAAACTGCTCAAGAACTTATTGATATAATTGGTAAGCAAAAAGCAGTTTTAGTTGATTTTGATGAAGCAGTAAGAAGTTATAATTCTGGAGATGTTGATATTGATGCTGATGAATTTGAAGATTTAGTTGAAGAATTTAGTATTAATAATAGGAATCTAACTGATGCGATAAAACAAATTCTTTTTTCACTTAGGGAACAATAAGGTGGTACTATGGATTTAAGTGAATTAACTCCTGAAGAGATTGATGAGGTTGCTGATAATGCAACTGAACAGGCTCGCCTTAAAAGATTATCTCAAGAGGCTAAGGAAGAAATGGAAACCTTAACTAATAAATCTTTTTTGGTAGGTGGTCGAGTTCTTTCCGAATTAGAAGAAATTCATAAAATTTCAACACATATGAATATTAATGCAACAGAAGCGAGAAAACAATTAACATTCCCACAAGAGTATAACATTGATGGTCAAACTATTCCCGACCTTGTTAGAAAGATGCGTAAAGCAAGAAGACAATTAAAGGGAGACATGCGAGATAAAATGAACAAAAGTATTGATTCTCTTATTGATGGGTACTCTGATTATCTGAACAAGTGTATTGATTCTATGCACTGGATAAGTCCTTATTCTATTCCGCTTAAGAAAATGTCTATTACAGAAAAAGATTTATTTAAACTCAATAAAATGAAAGATACTACAACAAGAAGAGAAGTTGTAGATGTCTTGTGCAAGTATTGGGAACTTGATTTAGACCAAAAAAACATGGCATATTGTAGAGATTATGCTAAAATTTCAAAGGAGATGAAAGAAGTTAAGAAAGAATACAGAGGCATTCTTTCTAAAATTAATTCACAACAATTGAAGAAATCTAAGAAAGAACAGGCTAAAGAGTTTATTTTTAAACAAATTGTCAATAATCCTGGAATTGGTGCTAAAAGAATACATGAAAATATGCCCAGTCCATTATACAAATACAGTAATAGTAATATGATTTCTAAAATGGTTAGAAGTATGAATATTGCTAATTATGACGGTGCTTATTACAAAGTTCCTTCAATGATGAAGAAAAATATTTGGGCCTATACTGCTGCGTTTATTGATTCAGATGGATATATTACGTTAGACCGAAGTATGAACCCTAGAGTTGGATTAGTCGCAACAGGAGAAAGAGGAAAGGCTTTCATGCAAGAAATGCATAAATCTATCGGATTTGGCAGAATGCACCTTGACCAAAAATCACCACAAGATACTCGCTTAATCAATAGATTAAATTTTTATTCTCAAGATGATGTTACAAGTCTTTTAACAAAGTGCTTACCTCATTTTAGATTGAAGAAAGGTAATGCTAAGTTATTGCTTGAACTTATTCGCATGAAGAAGTCTTATAAGAAAGCCGATTGGTATAAAGACCGTTGCGATGAAATCTTTAAATTAATGAAATGGGAGAATCACAAAGACCACGTTGGATTTGATTGGGCGAAAGAGAATATTTACTTAGATGATATTACAAAGTTGCAAGGCAATTGTAAAATGAGCCTTATGGATGAATTGGAGAATGTCGGTGGTATTGTTCTTAAGGAGGTTTAATTATGAACTGGATGAATATTCTAAAGAGCAAAAAAGAAGAAAATTACGGTAATTTTTTATCAGAACTTAAGAGATTAGAAAAAGAAAAAGACAGAAAGGTGCAAGAGTTATTAGCAAAAGTAAGACGTGAAAGACCAAAAAATCCAGTGCTGAATAAGGAAGAAGTGAAAGAATTAGATAGAATAGTTATCCCATTGGCAGAATATAAAAAAGCAAATGAAGAATTTGTAGAGAGAATGAAAAGAGAAGAAAGAAGTGCGAGAAGTATAGAGTTAAGTCGAAAATATTATGAAAGATTAAGAAATGAACAAAAATCTCGTATGAGTGGAAAAAATTTAAAAGTGCAAGGTAAAAAGGGCGGAAGAAAGAAAAAGAAAAAGCGAAAGGGTGAATTTAAAGTTCAAAGAGGTTCAGGTCAATCTAAATCACAAAGAAGAAGCGGTGGAAGAGATGACTCAAGACGTTTTAGAAAATTATAGTGATATTTATGAATTTAGGAAATCATAATTTTATGTTTTGTGGAGTTTGTTACAAAGATGGAAAAAGACCGTTTGGCTTTTGTGAATTATGTTGGATTGCACATGGAAAACCATTAAGTATGAATGAAAATAAATGGTTCGTAAAGAGGTGAAATAATGAATTGGCAAACTATTCTTAAAAAGAAGAAAAGACACCCTGCATTAGTGAGAGCAGGGGTCAGTGGTTTTAGTAAGCCTAAAAGAATTAAACACAAAACTAAATCTCACATTGTTGTCGTAAAAGATGGAGATAAAGTTAAAACAATCAGATTTGGCCAAAAGGGTGTAAAAACAAATCAAACTGCTGGACAGCGAAAAGCATTTAAGTCTAGACACGCTAAGAATATTAAACGTGGAAAAATGTCTGCCGCTTATTGGGCTAATAAAGTTAAATGGAGCCCAAGTAAGACTAAAGAAAAGAAAAATAAAAATTGGAGAAAGGGGTCATAATTATGAAGTGGTGGAATTTTCTAAAAAAATTAACGAAAACTTGTCCTGTTTGTGGACATGAAAATAAAAAAGATGCTAAAAAATGTACCAATTGTGGTGCAGATATTTCAGATGTGAAGTGATATTATGAAGTGGCAAGAAATATTAAAAAAGAAAAAGAAAAGAAAATCAACTGTTAATCAATCAGGTAACTACACTAAACCTGCACTTCGTAGAAGAATATTCAATAGAATAAAGAGAGGAAGTAAGGGCGGTGCAGCAGGTCAATGGTCTGCAAGAAAAGCACAAATGGTTGCCGCAGCGTATAAACGGGCAGGTGGTGGCTATCGCAATTAAGTGGTGGAATATTCTAAAAGCCAGAACAAAAAGGCAAAGAGATTTATCCACTTGGACTGATGAAGATTGGGGAAGTGCTGAACAACATAGAGCCAAAGATAAAGGCAAGAAACCTAAATCAAAAACTAAAGGAAGATATATGCCAAGAGCAACATATAAGAGAACCGATGAAGAAACTCTAAGGTATCAAAACCAAAAGAAAAGAGAAGGCCGTAAAAAAGGAAAACAACACGTTCCAACAGGAAAGAAGTTTAGTCAAAAGTGATTCTTATGCCCATTAGAAAAGTAAAAGGCGGCTACAAATGGGGTAGCAAAGGTAAAGTCTACAAAAATCGTAAAGATGCTGAAAGACAAGCCGCAGCCGCTTATGCTTCGGGATATGTAAAGAAAGGATGGAAAGAAGTTCTAAAGACCGACCCAAAGAAAGGAACAGGTAAAAAGCCCAAAGGTTCTGCTAGAAGACTATACACAGATGAAAACCCAAAAGATACTGTTCCAGTTAAATTCAAAACTGCAAAGGATGTAAGAGATACATTCGCAAGTTCAGCATTCAAATCTAAATCACATAAAAGACAATCACAAATAATTAATTTGGTTGAACAAAGGTCAAGAGTTGCAGCAAGGAGAGCAAAAGACCCCGAAGCAAAGAAAAGATTAAATGCCGCACATAAGGTAGCATTAGCAAGAAAAGAATCCAGTAAAAGAAAAACAGAAAGTAGAAAAAGAAGCGCATTTACAAGGTGATTAAAATGAAATGGAAAGAAGTATTAAAAGCCCATTGTGGCACACAGAAAACAGATGAAAAGATGCTCTATGGTGGGCAAAAGAAGTTAGATAAAGATAAGGATGGTAAAATCACAGGAAAGGATTTTGCTATGCTTAGAGATGAAAAAAAGTCATTTGGCGACCCTGATGAAATGACGGACTTTATGAATATTAGTCCTAGAATGAAGACAGAAAAACTAGAACGTCAAATTTTAAGAGAAATTGAGAAAGAGGGTGGAGCATTAGGTATGAAAAACCTTAAGCAATTCGGAAAGGAATCTGAAATCAAAAGAGTTTTAGAAAAACTAGAAAAGGAAGGTAAGATATTTATGCACACCGATGGAGATATTTACACCCATAAACCGAAGTGATATTATGAATTGGCAAATTATTCTCAAAGAACTTGCTTGTCCTAGAGCAACACAGGATTTGAAGTTAAACACTAAGAATAGAAATGCCGCCATAAAAGCAGAACATATACAATATGGCCCACTTAATGTAAAGAAGCCCGAAGGTTATTGGGAAGATATTGCAGACTTTTGGAATACATCAGTAGAGGCCGCTAAAGATTCTAACTGCGGTAATTGTGTAGCGTTTGATATATCTCCTCGAATGGAAAAATGTATGCCATTAGAATTAGATGATGATGGACGTTTGGGATATTGTTGGATGCACGATTTTAAATGCCATTCTGCAAGAACCTGCTATACTTGGGCTAAAGGTGGCCCAATCAAAGATGACAAGCGTTCCAAAGGAAACCAAATGAGAAAAGAAAGCAAAAAGGCTTAATAGGGGAGTCTTTAATGGTCAATTGTCGGGAGGCGTAGCGTATGGTAGAGGAAAGACGAAGGTTCTCTATTACTAACTTATTTAGACGTTCTACTCCAAAACCTGCCGATAGACAAATTTACAACATAGGTATTCAAGAAAGAAGAAATCAACAGATGATGACTGCACCAATCATCTATTCGATGGTGCAACAGTCTGTTATTGTAAGGACTTGTATTACTCAATTGAAACAAGAAATCTTTAGAAGAGGATATGTTTGGGAAAAATCCTATGAAGCACTTTGTAACAACTGCGGTAAAAAACACCAAAAGCCTGTTACAGAATGTACTCGATGCGGTTCAGAAGATTTAAGGCTTCCAGACCCGAAACAATTAGAATATATAGAAAAATTCCTAGATAGATATGTCAATAAATCTGAACAGTTATTTATTGATGTTCTTCGAGAACTTGAAGATGATTTGAATACAATGGATGATGCATACATTGTAATGGTAAAAGAATATTTTATTGACGGTAATGGTAAAATACGAATGCATCGAGTAAAAGAACTATACAGGGGCGACCCAGTAACTATGTATATTTATGCTGATGAGAATGGCGTAAGAGGAACAAAGGGTTTCACTTGTGCAAATCATCGTGAAATTATTGCTACTGAACCACATGAAACTTGTGAAATATGCGGCAGTAATTTATTTCCTATTCATTATGTAAATAGAGTCGGAGGTGAAGACCAATACTTCTTAGAGGGAGAAGTTCTTCACTTTAGCAAATACAGTCCATCTCGACTTTACGGATTATCTCCGATTTTAACTCTCTATAATCATATTATGACATTGATTGCTATGGAGAATTACGTCAATTCATCCTATACAAAGAGTAGAATGCCGAGAGGTTTGTTAGCAGTACAGACAAGAAACATGGAGTCTATGCGCTCTTTTTGGAGGTCTGTTAAAGAAAAGATGGAACAAGACCCGCACTTCATTCCTGTCATGGGAATCGAGGCTGAGAACGGTAAAGGGGCTGTTGAATGGATTAAGTTCATGGACAGTTTGAAGGAGATGGATTACGTTTCAGTCAAGGATGATTTACGAGACAGGATTTCAGCATTCTATGGTGTCAGTAAAGTATTTATGGCTGATAATACTACAAGTGGTGGGCTAAACAACGAAGGTATGCAGATTCTTGTTACAAATAGAGCAGTTCAAATGGCTCAGAATGTATATAACAATTATGTATTTCCGTTTTTGGTTAAACAGTTTGGAATCACAGATTGGGATTTAAAATTACCACCAAGCGAAGAAGAAGATGAAATTGCAGTATTGCGTAAAAGAGAAATTGAAGTTAATATTGCAGCATCAATTAAGAATTTAGGATTTGAAATTGAAATGGATGAGGATGGCCAATTTACATATACTAAACCTGAGCCTAAAGAAGAACAACCAGCAGAAGGTGGAGATATGGTAGAAAATGACCCATTAGCAGGTTCTAATTTAGACCAAAGGGATTTAGATGAACAAGCAAGACAATTTGCTCAAGGTGGAGGAAAACCACAAGAAAACCCACCTGCTACAAGAAATAAACCATCAATGAGCGTTGGGCCTGACAAAAGATTACAAGGATTACCTCAAGATGCAGGGAATCAAAACGTAGATAGAAGAAGTGAAAGGAGAGTTGGATGATATGAGCGAAGATAGTAAACAAAAAGAAATTAGGCTAAGAAAAGAATTAGCAAAGGTAAAGGCGCAAAATGCAAGTGAATCAAGAAAGATTACAAAGAACCGTGATTTTTCTGTTGGCGGTATTCCACCAGATACTACGCATAAGCGAACAAATACATCAAATGATGTTCCTGATGTTATTCTTTTGCCATCAAAGCGAAGAGGAAAGAAAGAAAATATTCCATTTTGAGGCGATTCTAAATGATGCATCGTATTATTCTTAAAGGCGCAGATGATTGCGTATTTACTATGTTATCTATAATTTATGATGATATTGTAAATAAAATTGAGAAAGCAAAATATACGATGGAGGAAGGTCTTGAAACAAAAAATAAAGTTGAAGCCGTTCAAGCATTGGATAAACTTCTGAATACTAAAGTCAAAGAAGAAGGCGGTAAGTTAATTGTGGCTAATGATGGAAGTCCTTTGAAGAATTACATTGGTAAGAATAAGCCCCTTCTGAATACTTTATTATTTAGAAGAGAATATACAGATAGGCCAAAAAAAGGAGAAAATCAATTACCTCCTGTTGATATTCAAAGACTACAAGTTTTAACAAAATACAAAAATTCCAAAGAACTTTTAGAAGCCTTTAAGAAGTTAGACTACAATAAGACTTTTAAAAATAAAAAAGGTGAAATTAAACCAAAGTATTTTGAAAGTAAAACTATTAAGGTTCCTAAAGATTTCGATATGTCAGAAATAGAAAACCAAATTGAGAGATTGGATAGTAAATATGGTAAGGAAATTGAAAGAATTGGAATCAAATTAGGGGGCACATATCCTTCAGTAAGAGAAGATACTACTCCTGAAATGAAAAAAGAATTCGAAAAGGCACAGAAAGAATATCGAGAAGGCATTAAGAAAATTACCGATAAAATTAATAAGTTGAAGGGAAAAACAGAAGAAAAAACAATTAAAATCTTTAAAGACAATTTTTCAGATGATATTAAAGAGTTCAATAATAATAAAATATTACTTTCTCGATTTGTTGAAACCAATAACAAAGGAAATGTGAAGGCAATAGAAGGATTAAATAAACTAATTAAAGATGCTCCTCAAAAAATTAAAGAAATAAAATCGGCACAAAAAGACATTGATTCAAAAGAAACTGACGCTCTTTCATTATTCTTAAACTCACCTGCTCCAAAAGGAGGCTCTGTCATAAGAAGAGGTAGAGATACTAATTACGATGTTCTCATCTATGATTTAAGAAAAGTTTTAGTTCTTTTATTAAATGCATTTGGCCCTGAATACAAGAGACAAGTAAATACAATGATGGAAAAAATTAAAAATTCTCTTTCTAATGAAATGGAAAGACTAAAGGATATTAAAGTATCTGATGAAACTGCTAGGGCCATTCAACAAGAAGGAAAACTTACTGATGAAATGGATTCGTTTTACACTAAGTTATCAAAGGTTCTAAGAGAATTGAACTCAGAAAGAACCGTTGCAGATTTCTTTAAGCAAAAGCCATTCTCAAAACAAAGACTTATCCGAATGATTATGGAAGATAAAGACTACCTTAAGTATAGAATCCCAAAAGCAAAAGAAAGTGATAAGTTAATTCTATTAAAAGATAAGATGGCTGAACCTTCTCAAATCGGTGATATTAAGAAAAGGCTTAACAAAAAGAATATCTCTAAGATTATTACTATTCTAATTAAAAATAAAATTAGTCCAAGTGAGTTATTTACTGTAAAGGATAAGGCCACTGTTAAGTCAAAGTTTAAGAAATATACTGATGACCTTTCTGATATTGTTGAAAATATAGAAACTAAGTTTATGTCAGTTAATGATGTCTTAGACGAAGAGGTTGAAAAACTGAAGAAAATTTTTACAATCCAAGAAGGTGCTAAAGGTAAATTAATTAGTTTTGGTAGTGGTTCAGATATTCCAGACATTAGTGAATACAAAACAGAAATCAATGCGATAGAGGGAAGTTTAGATTCTATTAAATTAGAAGCATTAGAAGACCTTACTCAAAAATTAAGAGATAAAATTGAAAACTACAAAGGAGAAGGAGTATCAGAAGATGCTACTAGATTCTTCACAACATCAGAAAAGAACTTGGAAAGTCTTAAAAAAGTCAAAACAGATATGGAAGAATTGTTAGTAGAACAAGAAAAAATGTATAATGATATTTTTGAAAGTTTTGCTAGGAGTGCTATTGAACAAGAGACTGACGAAAAGAAAAAATTAAAGAAAGATTTAACTACTCAAAGAGGTTTAATTGTAGCAGTTAGAAGTAAGTTATTCAATACCTCACAGAAAATAGAGGGAATTGAAAGAACTTTAAAAGTGCTTCAACAAAAGTCTATGTTTAAGAGATTTGAAGACGAAATTAGAGGTAAAGTGGCAAGAAGTAGTGATAGAGAATTTAATAGACTAAATAGAGCCATGAAGAGAGTGAAAAGAATAATGCGAGCAAAGGAAGCACCAAAAGGAGTAAAGGCTAAAACAAATTTAAGGAGAGGAAAGTAATGACATGGGATTTTTATGATACAGGAGAAGAATTTATTCTCAAAGAAAAAAAAGTAGCAAAGAATTTAATAGATACATTAAGTCCTAAAGAAAGAAAGTTGTTAAAAAAGAAAGTTCAAGCGGCATCACCAACTGAATTTTTCGGTCAAGACTTTACTAAATTAGGAGAACTTATTGAGTCTTTGACAGAAATAAACTTTATCAAAACAGATGACAAGTTAAAAAAGAAAATGAAATCAATGGACGAAAGGAATATTGATATAGTTGCCACAGCATCCAAACTTCGTAAGGAGTATGAGTTGCTCTATCGCCAATTGCGAGATTTAGTTTATCCACCGAAAAAAGGAGAGAAAAAGGATGACAGAAAGGAATGAAGTTAGTAATGACATCTTGGCTATATTAAAAGCCTTAACAGATAAAATCGAATCATTAGAGAGAACAGTTTATGCAAAGGATAATTTGCTAATGAAATCTGGTTTTGTTGTTTCAGAAAGCCCTATTCCTTCAATGGATAATAAGATTGCTTCACCTGTTGGTGATGTAGCAAGCATGGATTGGTCTGAAATTCATAAAATGGTGGAAAAGGTAGGAGGTCAGTAATATGAGTTGGGAAGATATACTTAAGATGAGAAACGAAAATAAAAGCAGTCAAGAATTAGAAAAGATTTTTGATAAAGTTGTAAATCCAGAAGTTCAAAGGGTAATGCAAAAAAATATTAAAGCAATGGCAATTATTCCTTTAAGAAAATTAAAAATGTCAAGAAGCAAAGCCCAAAATGAATTGCACAGTTATTATAGAAAAAAAGAGCCTGACCGTGTAGAGGATATAGAAGTGACTAATGAAAATGTAATGGTCGTGATAAGACCAGAATACGGGCCTGATTTTATACGGTGATATTATGCCAGAAAGAGTAACAAAAGAAGAAAGAATGGTTTCTTTAGCCATTGAAAAAGCAAGAATCGCTAAAGAAAAATTAAGCGATAAAAAGAGAATGAATATAGAACCTACTCAAGTAAATCCAGTTGATACTACGGTAGAAGTACAAAAGATTACAAGACCTAAAGTTCAAGATGCTTCAAAGATTACAAATCAAACTCAAGACAAAGAAGGTTATGGTTTAGCAGGTGAATCTTTAAAGAAAGCAGAAGATGAAAGAACCAAGCGAATTGCAGATATAGGTTATAGACAAATGTTTGATAAAGTGGAAGCCGATATAAGAAGGGCTTTTAGGAAAACAATAGATTATGATGCATTAATGGCTGTAATGATGCCTCATGGTAGAAGTAAGGAAACATACAAAAATAAAGAAGAAATGATTGAGCAGTTAGTCAAAGAAACTATTAATAGAATTAAGAAAAAGTGATAATTCATGCCTCTTCTCATTGAAAAGGATAAAGATTCTTCTGAAGAGATTATACGTCTTTTTGAGAAAACAAGAGTCGCTTATCTATCTGCTCGCACCGACCCCAAAGAATATGGGAATAGGTGGCGTAAAGCAATTGATGACATTAGAGAAATCTATGAGCAACTGAACGAACTTAGCAAAGAAATGAAAAAGTTTGTTCAAGAAAACGAATTAGAAAACAAAGAAGCAAAAGACCCTACAAGTAGTATCGCTGAAAAGATTTACAATGGTATTAAAGAAATGCGATTCAGTTCTGATTTAATTTCAGACCCATTCGCAAGAAAATACAAAGGGAATGTTCTTGAAGGATTACTCTCTTCTCCAGAAACAATGGTTAAATTTGTTCACTATGCTTTAAGAAATGACGATAAAGCACTTCCAAAAGAAGTTTGGAGCATTAAAGACATGGAAGCCGACACGATAACTGATGGGTTGGAAGGACTTGACCTAGATGAAGAGGACATTCCCTTGTATATTATCGAACAGTATGGCGACGATAAAGACTCAAAAAAGGTAGAAAGCAAAGTTAAGGCTGCCTTAGAGATATTAGAAACGTTATTTTTCTCCAAATACTCAAAAGAAGATTTAAAGGACTTGAAGGAAATTGATGGTATTGAAAAGTCTGAGCAAAAATCTAAAAGCGATTTTATTACTCCGAACAAACCAATGTATAGAATCTTTGATATTGATGACATGAATGAATTAAAGGGCTTCTCAGGAAACTACCTTGTTCAAGAAAAGTATGATGGTATGAGAATACAGATTCATAAGATAGATAACAATGTTAGGGTCTTTTCATATAATGAAAAGGATATATCTGAAAAGTGTAAGGAACAAGTCGAAGAACTCAAAAAGAAAAAGTATGGAGATTGTATTCTTGATGCTGAGTTAATTCTGTTTGATGGAGATGAAGCATTACATCGTGCTGATACTATTGCTTATGTATTTAAAAACAAATATCCAGATGCTAAGTTAAAAGCGCACGTTTTTGATATTATGCGACATAATGAACAGGAATTAATAGAAGAAGAACTTGATAATAGAATTAATACATTATTTAACAACTATTCAATGCATTCGACAGAAGCAATAGCATTTCCATCAAAGAAAGATACAAGAACTGCTGATAACTTGAAGGATGTAGAAGAGTATTCAAAGGAGATTATGGATATGCCTACATCCGAAGGTGTGGTTATCAAAGACATGACTTCAACATACTACATAGGCACAAGAAAGAATCCAAAATGGATTAAGTGGAAGAAGTTTGTTGATTTAGATTTAATCGTCCTTGACAAGAAAACAACAAAATCAAATTTAAATTCATATACATTGGGAGCAGGGCCAACCGAAGGAGAAGGGAAGTTTTATTCTAAAATTGAAGGAACTACATACATGGATGTTGGGAAAGCATTGAATACTAAAATAGATGTAGATGTCGGGGATATTGTTCGAGTTAAGGTTGATGAAGTTAAAAAGAATGGAGATAGATACACTTTGTTTTCTGCAAAGGTTATCGAAGTTCCCGAAGTTGAATATCCTGATAAAATCGTTACATTGGAAATGCTTTCACAAGATACTAAGAAATCCTTAAATTATGATGTTAAGGCGTTAGAAAAAGGAATGATTGTTACAGACCATATTCACGGAGAAACTAATGTAATTATTAAATCTGATTTAGATGGTTTTACTATTTATGGTTTTGAAGAAAGTAACCTTATGTCAAAAAACGCATTGATTGATATTGATATGTGGAAGGCACAAGCAGAAGAAATTATGAAAACAAAACAATCACAGTTAACTCAAATAGTATTTAATCATTTAAAAGAAAACGGTTCTAAAACTCCAAAAGAAATACACAACTTCTTAGTCAAAAATCATAAATCTACTTATGAAGACATATTGGAAAGTAAATTAAATAGAGTCAAGGATTGGTTTGAAAATAGAGACGGTATTGCTTTTGATATGAAAACTAAAAAGTTATTTTCTGAGGATGATAAAGTTATTAAAGAACCAACAATGTTAAAAGCATATAAAACTCCAGAAAAATACCGTGAAGGTAATTTTAAGATTTACTTAAGAGAAGATGATAATTTAAACTTTACAATATCCGTTGGTGGAGAAACAATGCATTGGTATATTGAACTTAATGAAGAAGATAATATCTTCGATTTATTTGGAAAGGCAGGTAAATATCCTGCGGAAGTTTCAAAGAATGTTTCTAAAGATAAGATAATTGATTCTGGTAAAATTGAATTAGGACTACAAAGACATGGTTATCACGAATATTTCCTAGAAGGAAACAAGTTCGAGACAAAATTACACATTAGAGTATTACCTGTGAAAGATAAAAAAATGTGGCTTGCATGGACTGGATTTAAGCAAACACCTGCTGATAAGGAAAACGATGAGGGAATCTGGAACATCTATGAGGATAGGTTTAACGAATTAACCATACCACAAGAGTAAAACCGAGCCTATTAAATACTGAACTGAATTACAAAGGGTTGAAGGACATGAGCATCAGTATCATGGCAACAAGACATGATGAGTTTAACATTATCAAAAGCGATGAACTGATGATTGGTGGATATGCAAGCATTGAAATTGTAGATAAGCAAAATGATTTAATAACCTTAAAAGCATTAAATGAAGCCGTTAAGAAATTCATGGAAAAGCCTGAATATAGAAATGTAATGACAAATCATTCAAATGTTCAAGTCGGAGAAGTAGTAGATTCATATAGAGACAAAACAGGGAGATTGTGGAAAACAGAAGTAGATGATGTTGGATTCTTTGTTGTAATCAAATTAAGAGATGATATAGAAAAAGCCAAAGAAGTTGGTAGAGGAATTCGCAAAGGGTCATTAAGGTCGTTTAGCATTGGAGGACAGGCGTTACAGAAATCTAAGAAAAAACATTCAGAAATGGGTGAATACAACGAGATTAGTAAATTAGAACTGCACGAAGTAACAATATGCGAAAAAGGAATTAACCCCGAAGCGAGATTTGATATTTTAAAACAAGATAAAGGAGAAGGAAATATGTCAGAAAAATTAGCGAAAGCATTAGAAGAATTAGACGCATTGATGGAAGAAGTCAATACGTTGAGAAAAGAAGAAGAAGAAAAGAAAGAGGATGAAATGATGGATGAAAAAGCCATGAATCCTAGAACGATGGAAATGATGGAGGAAAAAGGCATGTACGGAAAAGGAAGCCATGAAATGATGGATGAAAAGGAAGACGAAATGATGGAAATGCAAGATATTCCAACAGACGAAGAAGAAATGATGGAATACAAAGAAGAAGCAGAAAAAGCCTATGTTCGCACATTAGATGGTGCAGGTAATCAAATCGGTGAACCTGCTGATAGAATCGTCATTAGCGGTGGAAGACCAACTTCTTCCGATATGCCCGTTGTTAAGGCTTTTAACAACAGTGAATTAGATACCCTTGATTTATCTGTTGGTAACATTGAGAAGGCTTATGAGGCATACCGTCAAGAACAACTTGAGAAGTTGGCTTACGACAACTTACAAAAGTCCTTTGAAGACCGATTTGAAAGAGAAAAGGCTTCAAGAGAAAACACTCTCGCAAAGTCACAATATGACGCACAAAGCGAGATTGCATCCCTTAAGGATGAATTTACACAATTAAGAAAGTCTTTGACGGCTGAAAAGGAAACAATCCTAAAGGCCCAAGAAGACGCTAAAGTAGAACTCCCAAGTATTGATGATTTGGCTGAAATGGATTGGTCGGACATTCACAAGATGGTAGGAGGTTATTAAGATGGTTGGATATATTAACACTATTGCAGATTTAGAAGCACAAACATACGGAACAAGCACTTTTGCTGGCAATTCTTTGCTTAAGCAAGCAGGAATGGTTGGTGGCATTCACACAGGACATGATGGAGGCCCAGCATTTAGCGGTTCAGCCGTTTCAGATGTTTCAGCCCTATACAACGTCGTTTACGGACAAAAAGTATGGTCTATGTTGAATAGAGAAGTAAATGCTCTTTCAATGATTTCAAAGCGACCATACTCTTCTAGCGGTTGGAGAGTTCTAAAGTCAAGACCTGCGGGTGGAAGCGGAAACTTGTTTTCTGTCGATACTTCGGGAACTGCTTCTTTAGGAGAATTAGGTTCTGATGACCCAAGAGCAGATTTAATCGGTGGCGTACCTGAAAATGCAGGTTTATCGACTGCTGCTGATGGTCTTGGCCCAATTGCACCAACATATGCTCAATTAAACATGAGTCCAAAGGTTGTTGCTCATCAATTCGATTTCAGCGAATTGGCTATGGAAATGGCTCAGATTGATGACGGTATTGGCGATATTAGAGCGCAAATGCGTGAAGACATGGGTAAACACCACGCAGAAGTTCAAAACAAGATGCTAGTTATGCCTTTGGAGCATTTCGGTGAATCTGCCGCTATGCCTAACATTACTAACAACTACACTTCGTTAAACAAGGTTATTACTTCAAGAGCAGAATTGTTGGCTATTGATGGTGGAGTTATTGCTACTGATACTACTTCTGCTTCTAACGCATTAGGACAAATTTACGGCAATGAGCGATTTACTGCTGCATCTTTCCTAGATGCTGAAGTTGATTTTGGTTCGGGATATGCTTCTGGAGATGTTCGTTCTTTGACTCTAACTCGTCTTAATGACATGATTAGAAACCTAAGACTTGCGGGTGGTTCACCAAAGGTTATTCTAACTGGATATGATACCATTCAAGCACTTGCTGACCTATTGCAAAGCCAAGAGCGATTCATGGACAGAAAGGAGATTGTTCCTACTGTAAATGGTGTTCGTGGAACAAAGGGTCAAGAAGTTGGATTTAGAGTTGCAACATACTATGATATTCCATTGATTCCTGTTAAGGACATGGCTACAACGGGTAATGCTTCAACAAAGTTATCTGACCTATTATTCCTCGATACTGACCATCTATGGCTTTCTGTTATGAAGCCAACTCAATACTTTGAAGATGGTATTGCGAATGGAAATCCATTTGGTGTAGGTACTCTCGGAAACCGAGCATTGTATCGAACAATTGGTGAAGTCGGATGTTCTTTCTTTAAGGGTCAAGGTAAGATTACTAACATTCAATGAGGAAAGGAAAAGAAAAAGGAGATGATTTATTATGGCTTTTACAACAACAATTGAAAACGAATTTGTATTAGGAAACCTAAAGGTTTTTATTGGAACATACACGAACACTAGCAGCGATACTGGCGGAAACATTGTTTTCCCTAACACGGAAGAAATTTTCCATGTTCAATTGCAACCAAAGGGTTCTTCTGTTTCAGCGAACCAACCAGTTATTAACGAAACATTACCGCTATTATTTTCGGGTGATGGAACAGATGAACGAAGTTCTGATTCAAACGCAGTAGCAAATGTTCAAGTAACAATTGTAACAGGTGCTAACGAAGTTGGAACATTCATGGCAATTGGTCAATGAGGTGATTTAATTGGCAACAGTTACAATCTTAGCAGACCATAAGGGTATTGCTAGACCAAGAGTTAGTGGAGATGAATATGTGGTTGATGCCACTATTGACGTTAATCCATATGTAGCAGCAGGTGTAATTATTAGTGCTAGTGATTTAGGACTATCTACAATTACTGCGGTTACAATCACTGGAACAGAAAAAGCAGTAGGAAACAGTGGTTTTTTACCTAATATTATGCTTGAAACTGATGGAACTTACACTTCTGCAAGTAGTTTTACCATTAAAGCAACTGATTTAGACGGCACAAACGCTGCCGCATCAGATGTAGATGATGTAGGAATGGTTAGAATTAGAGCATACGGTCTTATTTGAGGTGACTTAAATGGTTACTGTTAAATTGACAGAAGGTAGTCAATTAGGCGGTAGGTATGTTATTGAAGGATTAGAAGGGAAGACTGAGATTACTCGGAATGATTCTGCTTCTGTTTCTTTAAGAAGGGCTATTGTGGCTTTATCAGATGAAAACTTAATGTTTGAATTTGGTGAATCTGATAGAGAAGATTTGCTTAATCTTCCAGAAAAACTTTTAGAAATTGGTCTAAAAGAAGTTGGAAGAGAAAGCGGTACTGCTCAAGATTTGTGCGATATTCTCCTTCCTAAGAAAACAACGCCTAAGCCTAAAAGCAAACCTAAGCCAAAGAAAACCTCAACAACGGCTAAAAAGTCTGCTTTAAGTAAAGATTGAAACCGAAGTGTTAAGTAGGGAACCCTCCCTGCTCGTATTGAAGGTGATAACATGGCAAATCAGGTATGTCGTTCAAGTGGTGTTTTAGGCTCAAGTGCAATTGTTAATAGAGAACAATCCCTATTGATTAGCATTCATGCAAACTTAATAGTTGTAAGCAACGCTTTAGTTACTGTTAAGGTGTTTGATGGAACAAGTGCAAGCGGTACAGAAATTGCGAGAATTACTCATTCTGTAACAGGCCACTATAACTTTGAATATGATATGCATGGAGTATTGTGCAGAAGCGGTATCTTTTTAGAAATTGTTGAGAATGGTTCTTCAACAGCAGAAGTTTCTGTTGAATTTGCTTGAGGTGATTAAATGCCAGCATTAAGTACAGATACTCGCCTAGTTATGACTATTCTTTTTGTTGGAACAGTTAGTGGTGCTAATGTTTTCTTTTACGCAACATATGGAACTACTTTCCCATATACTCCTTTAGCCCACGCAGTTCTATTTGGCCTTATTACCGTTGGAACAATTATGTGTATGAAAGCCCTCTTTGATATTTCACTCAATGATAAGATTGAATTGTGGTTATTAGACCGTAAGATTAGTGCTTATTGGGCTAGAATGGCAAGAGATGAAGAACAAAGAAAGAAACTTCAAGATACTGCTAAATCATACAACCTTTCTCCATATACAGGATTAGCACCTATCGCACAGTCTTATGAAACAGAAAACTCAGTTTCTTCTGATTTCTTGACTACGTTGCAATAGGTGAGTAAATGGTAGTATCGGATTGGTTAGGCTTTTCTGATTCAGATTATGCCTACAATGCACAAAGAGCGCATTCAGCAGACATTCTCTTTTTGAAAATGAGAATGTGGTTTTGGGCTACTTGCGCTACGCTTTCAGCATTTTTAATCGGAAACATCATGGGTGTTTTTGATATTAATGTAATGGGTTGGTTAATAGATAGAGTAAAAGGAATTTGGGGGCATTAGTGTGTGGAAAGATATTCTTAAAAGCACATATTCTTGGATTTCTAAAGATAGGATAAGTGATGGAGAAGCAGAATTAGTTGAAGGAGAATATGGAACTTATTGGCAAATTAGTCAATTTGGTTTAGAAAAGGGATATAGAAATAAAGGTTTGGGTGAAAAATACTTAAAAGAATTTATTGATTATTTAGAAAGTGAATTTAAAACTAACGATATTCCCTTAGTTCATATGCCGATAGGCGAAGCAATTACTTTTTGGGAACGGATGGAAGGAAAGGGATTAGTGATTGTTTAATGTCATTAATGACAGGCTTTGCTATTTTAGTCGGAGAAGCAATATTAGGTTTTTATAAGAAGATTCATGCAATTAATTTTGGAGTATATGGTGCAACAATGGTTGGGAAAACTACATTACATCATCAATTAAGAACAAGAGGTGAAGTACCAACAATACAGAAAAGAACCGTTGGTCGTCATCGAGCAACTAGAAAATCTATTAAATTGGACGGACAAATGAATACTCTAAGAACATCGGATATAGGCGGAGAAGCAATATATTGGAAAGAATGGGCTAAAGATATGCAGTCTAGAAAAGTCAAATACATTATTTTTATGATTGACCATAGGCATTTAGATAAAGGCGGTAATTTAGACCATCAAGTAGCATGGAAGTTTTTAGTTGATACAATCACAAATGAAAGATGGCCGAGTGGAAGAAAAAAGAAAGAAGCAGATTATCCAATGGCAGTTTCTATTTGGGCGAACAAATATGATATTTGGGGAGATAAATACAAAAGCGATGCACCGATTGACAAGCATCCAATTTTTGAACCTTTTAAATACGGTATGCAAAAACTAAATGATGTAGGAATACCGACGCATAAATATATTGTATCAGCAAAATCAGAACCCGAAGCAGTTTATCAAGGAATATTTACAATGATTAAGGACTATTGATTATTATGTATCAGAACAACATTATACAACAAGTAGGAACAAATGGCGCACCTGTCGGCAATACTGTTAATCAGAATGTACCGAACAGATTTTTGCCTAAATTACAACAGGCAAGAGCAAGTGGGCCAATCGAAGAATATAAGTTTGATAATTTCAAACCAAAGAAAAAACTAAAGGAATTAAGAAAGGTATTACTACCAGAAAAGAAGAAGTTTATTTTTGTAAAATTCGGATATAAATTCAATCTCAAAGAAAGATGTGTTGTTTGCGGAATGCATCATATTTGGGAAGCAGGGGATTTTTTACGACCTCCTATTCCATTAGATAGAGTAGAACGTGGAAGGCCATTAAGAGGAACTTATTGCCCTAAACATGCTGCTCATCATAAACAATTTGAAATGCTACAACAAGAGATTATTGCAGATGAACATGGACTAGATTTCAAAAGATTTATTCCTACTGCAAAGATGCCTAAAATGATGAAAGCAGGGCCAATTTATAATCTCACTAATGAGGATATTGTTGCTCTCTCATCAGTCGGATATGTTATAAAGCCCCCAACCGTATCACAGGATGAGTCGAAAGAGAGCGAAGTATTACGCTTAACATCGGAGTTAAAAACGATTAGTCAAAGACTTGATGTATTATTGAAGATTAAGGAGGAATAAATATGGGAATGTTCGGAACAAGTAATGGAACAGTGTTAAACGCAGTTCAACAACAATCAGATTCAAATTTTAAAACAGTCAATAACTTACTATCATTGCAAGAAAATCACGTTGAAGAGTTCTTTCAGTATCATGGAGAACTTTTCTTAGCATCTCTTGAAAAGTTAATGGAAGATGTTATTGAAAGAGTAATGAGTCAAATGTTAGGAAAGTTAGCATTTGTTCAAGACTCTACAACAAATAGAATGAAAATTGACTCAGAGGCTATGCGAGAGTTTGAACGCATTACACAAGAAAATATTGATTTAGATTTAAAGAATCTATTAGATACTGCAATCAACACAGAAATCATTAATCAACGAAAACTTGCAAAACAGCAGTACCTAGAATCTCAAGGGTTCTCAGCAGGTGCAGGACAAATTTCTGCAACGGCAGCATTAGCAAACGTAACAGGAAACACGCAGCAATTTAACCAAATGAACCATGCTATGAACAATGGTACAGGTTATCCTATTCCTCCAAATGGAACGGATGGATATGGTCGCCCTTATTGGATTGACCCACAAACAGGACAAATGAGTTATGAACCACCAACTTCTGGATTAGGCTTAGGTTCGGCAATTCAGAAGGGTGCGGCATGGGCTAAGTGGTTAATGTGAGCAATGAGAACAAATCCTTCTCTATTATCTTAGATGATGGAAGAAGGCAGAAAATTGACCAAAAGTTTTTATTAGATAACTTTTTCAATTTTCTATTTTATCGTTCTCAAGGTGCAACGTCTACTAAAGAAAAAATTAATGGAGAAAAGAAATACTTTCGAGCGAGGTATTTGAGAGATTTAATTGGTAATTCAAGAAATACTGCTCTATTTACTCAAGAACAGAAAGAAAGTTACAGAAAGTTTCTTAGAGATACTTTTGAACTTTTATTAACTGATGCGTCTAAGAGTGGTAAAATATTAAAAGATAGCGGTATTCCTACGGAAATAAAACCATTTATTGAAAACCAGCCTTTAGAAAAATTATTGGATGACGATTTCATACAAAGTATTAGTCCTGTTTATGAAAAAGATGAACAGGTTGGTGCAGATGGTGGAGAAAGAAGAAAAAAGTTAGATAAAGTTGCCGAAGGTTTTGGTGATGAGGAAGATGAATACATTAAAGGGTTAATTACTAAAAAAGGCAATATTGTTGAATTAGATGAATCAATTGTAGATAGACCTTTAAATAAAAGAAAGAAACTCATTGAAAGCGGTATTGGGGTTAGAAGCGAACTCAAAGAAAATAGACAAGTTGCTAACGGAAAAATGGGAGTAAAGAAAACTACTACTATTGAATTAGATGATGAAGAGATTAGTTTTAGTTCCCAAGATAAGGTAATTCTGAAAAACCTAGATAAGTTCTTCACAGATTGGTTTGAGGGTTTAGAAACTACAAAGGATAAGGATATAGATATAAAAGACAAAAAGGCTCCTTCTGTATTTTTAGAATACCAAGAAGCATTAGATACAATTGCAGATTCTATTAAAGAAGATTATTTAGCACCTTTGTATCAGAAGTATAAAAAATCTATTGATGGCGATGAAGAAGAACTACTTGGCGAAGATACAGACGCTATGAGTTATCCTGAATGGGCAGAAAAAAATGAAGTAAATGATGCTATGCAGAATATTGTTTTATATATTAAGCATAAAACATTTGCAGCATTACAGAAGCAAGGAATAAGTAATGCTAAATTAAAAGCAAAAGCAGAATCTGAAAAAGGTGCTGATGCTAAGGTATTAGCATTTAAAAAGTTGAATGATTTTATTGTATTTACTAAATATAAGAATAAAACAAAACTTGATGATTTTAAGTCAGAACTATTAGACGAGATAGTTAGCATTGAAGGAATTAGAATCGGAGATAAAATTGTTGAATATTCTTCTGCTTTTGTAGGAAAAGACGGAGAAGAAACTAATTGGGGAGAAATACTACGGGGAGTTAAAACAAGCGATGCAGACCTTCCTGACAATGTAAAGGATGAAATAGTTCACTATGTTACAAACGTTATTAATGGCGACCCATTCAATGACCTACTTAGTTTTTACAAACTTAGATTTGATTTTGGTAAAAAAGAATGGAGATTGACTTTAATCGTTAGAATTAATCCAACTAAAGGAGAAGAATTAACTGCAACAAGAGGAAAATTAAGATTTCCAAAAGCAAGTGAAGCAGGAACAATTCCTAATAATTTATTGACTATCTTTAACTCATTAGTTAATTTATTCAGAAAGAACGTAAGAGTAACAAAAAGAGCATTGAGGTGATATTATGGGAACAGTTCGCTCGCCAAGTGATTATACATCAATTAACGTAGACTATTCAACAGGTAATGGTTTTTACACAGATAAAGGAGCAGTTGCCGATTTACTTCAAGTTTCAGCATTTTCTTCCACCACTAACCCCTCCGAATCACAGGTAGGTTCAATCATAAAGTATGTAGAGGGCATGGTCGATGACAAGGCTAAGAGGTCATATCGCCCAATTATTACCCAACATGAATATCATAACTTTGAATTCATTAGACATCCTGCTAGAGCATACTATGGTGGTTATGTTGGCTATGTTCAACTTTCCTTGATGAAAGTGAGAAAGATTGTTTCTCTTCAAGTTTGGCAAGGAAGTAGTTATATTGAACTGGCATCAGCACAAGCAAAGATTGAATTACTTGAGAATTATAGAGATATTTACTCAATAGTATTGCAATTACCAAATAGCGGAACAGAATTTGAAATGTTTTCAGAAGATACTGGTTCTCTACAAAAAGAAGAATTTAATACATCTTTTGGAGAAAAAACAACTGCTAATGAATTAGTATCTTTAATTAATGAACAGTTCCCATCACCAACTGCACAATTTACAGGAGCAACAGAAGCAAAACAATTAATCTCAAATAATAGAAACATTTCTGATTTCTTTTATGCCCATAAGAATACAGAAAACTCAAAAGAAGTATTTATTTCTTCATTGTTGGCTGGAGAGGATGGTTCTGATTGCACAATTAAAGTTAAAACTCGGCAAACTGGTTCAACATCAGGAACGACAACAAATTTAACTGTTGCAGACTCTAGTAAATTAGTTGTAGGAATGGCAGTTTCAGGAACAAATATCAATTCATCCTCGACTATCAGTTCTATTACTGATTCAACAACTGTTGTTTTAAGCCACACTACAACTGGGTCTGTAAGTGGGAATGTTACATTTACTGCAACAAACACTGCAATACCTACAATATGTAATGTTACAAGATTTACGGACAAACAAGACTTAAAGAGATTAGGTTCTTTTTGGAATATTGGCGAAGAGGGTAAAATATTCTTCTTACAAGATTATCCATATCATACTCAAAACTCTATCATTGTTTCATATATTGCAGGAGATAATAGAGTACCTGCTGCTATTCATGAAGCGGCCACTAAATTAGTTGCAGCAGAAATTCTAAGACATGATGACCAAACTATTCTAATCGGTGAAACAGGTGGCAATATATCTACAAAAGAAAAGTACGATATATTGAAGAAAGAAGCAATGGATATTTTGTCTGGTAAGTCTGATTTAGTATATTTCTTAGGTTGATAATATGTTTGAAGATATTGAAATAACTACAACGAAGTTTCAAGAGTTTCTAAAAATAGAACAAGAAAGACAATTGGCTATGCAAGAATTATCTCAAATCTTAGGCTATGATGTTACATTCAGTAAAGAAGAAATGATTAGAAACGCAAAAGAATCATTTGCAAAATACGTATCAAAGGAGGTATCATTATTGATGAAGTCAGCCTTTTAATTGATTTAGTTTCTACTAATTGGGTTAGTTCTGCTACAACTCTACAAAGTGCTGGAACTATTTCAGCAGACCATGTAGCGACTCCGAACTTTATTGACGTTAGGACACTAGAAAAAGGAAAGGGTATGAGATACGATTTATCATCAAAAGACGTTATTATCTTCTTTGAAGACAGTCAGAACTTAGAATATCCTACTGTTCATTATGACGTTAGAAATGAAACATATGGGTTTACTATGCACATTAGAACAATTCACGATGAAAGGGCCGGAACGGACTCAAATTTTGGCCGAGATAGGCTAAGGGCTTTATACTTGATTGCCCGTCATGTACTTGAGCGAAGTCGAAGAGGCTATACTGCAAGTGATGGTTCTAAATTCAATCAAATATTTGTAGGTTCAAGAAGCGAATCAAATGACCGAGCAAAGAGATTATTTGGATATAAATTAAGTATAGAAGCAAAAAGATTCGCATTAAGTATTCCCTAGTAAGTAAGTAAAGGAAGGGGGAGATTAAGAGATGGCAGTAAATACAGATATATTTTTAGGCAGTGGCGCAACTTTGACTATGATTCCAGAATTGGATTTAAAAGTCATATTGAACAATTCAGGCTCAACATCAACTAAACTGGTTGCTGATGCCCTTTGGACAGATAACATAAGAATGGTAGAAAACCTCTACGTTGGATGTGTTGTTGATTTATTCGATGCTTCTGATTCTACAACGGAAGTTCATTCTACTCACGTTATTACTGCTAATGATACTACATCTATTACAATTTCTCCTGCACATACCTTAACTATCCAAGATGCAACAGATTTCATTGTTATTAGAGGATATGGCGCACCTGCCCCAACAACCTTAACAGGTTCTATTGCACGATTAAGTGCTGATAATTGGTTAGGTCTTTTAGAAACCGCAACATTCCCTAATCTTGAAGTAGAAATGAAACAAATGAATTTATCTTTGGGAGGTTCAAGAAACTTTACTCATCAATACAAAGGTATTGAAACTGCAAGCGGAGGTAATTTGGCTATTGTTAATAATCAAGGAACATGGCTTTATTATGCTTTAGGGAAATGCACACAAATTAACGCAACCTTTACTGGAAGTTCTTCATTAGACCCAGCAACTCCACCATATACTGCTCATGCAAACAATGTTCATTATTTGGACATTGGAGAAACCGCAACTGCAAAAGTATTTGATGATAACATTACAGGTTTTACATCGACAGGGCCAATCTTTTACAGAACTGCAAGAGATTCTACATTTATGATTCCTCCAGTAGCAAATCAAGATACTGCTACACATATGGCACTATTAACATTACCAGAGTATAATGCAAGCGGTGTTTTAACAAATCCAATCAAATATACATTTGCTGAGGCAAATGGTGAGGAATTGCCTTCGTTTGGATTAGAACAAAACATGAGCAAATTAGAAGCAACCAACCCACACAGAACAGGAGATACTACATTAGCAACTGAATCTCATAACTTTGTTCGTATTGCAAGAGGTAATAGAGTCAATACTTTAACAATGACGGCTAATGAAAATGAAGAAGTCAAAATGACTCTTGATTTGAATACAAGAGCAGTTCATAAATTAAAAACAAATGAAGCATATGAAGGTCGTGCAGGTGTTGATGATAATGCTAATTTATTTAACTTTGGAAGTGGTTCAAATACATTAACTGCAACAGGAGAAGAATCACTTGAGCCATTTTTCTTTTCAAGTGGTTCTTTCACTATCTTTGGAGAGCAGTTCCTTAAAATTACAAATATGACATTGACTATTAATAATAACTTACAAGATAAAAGATTTATTGGTGTTGGAAACAAATCAATTAAAACTGGCGTTCCTGCTCAAAGAACATATGAACTTTCTTTTACTGCTATGGTTACAGACAACAAGTTATTCGAGGAACTTCTCGACCAAACGGAAGAAGGAACAAGCAATCTTATTACTCTACAATTTGATAAGAACGCACCTGATGGAACTCTCAATGAGCAAATTCTATTAAAGTTCCAAGACTACTTCTTAGGTTCTGCCAACTTTACCATTCCAGATGATAAAGGGCCAATTACAGTAGAAGGAACTGTAATGCCAAGAAATCTAAATACTTGTGAAGTTAGAACTCATTGGATTCTACAAGGGTGATTTTATGGATAAGTATGATAAATTACGCCTTAAAGAACAGTTGGCTAAAAAACCCAAAGAAACTAAAAAGGAAACTCCAAAAAAGACTACAAGTAAATTACAAGAATAATATTCCACCAACACCGTTTGTTTGTTTGTTGGTATAAAAGGTGGATGAAATGTTAAACGATAAGAAAGTTATTACAGATAAGAGTGTATTATTTGCACTAAATGAGCCTACGCTACATTATATTAAAGTAGCACCCGAAAGTGAAGAATATCTCAAGGTGTGGATTAAAGAACCCACATGGCTTGAAGCCGAAAAAGCCTTGAATAGTGTGATGAAGATTGATTCTCGCACACAGTCGTTTGACCTCGACCTAAATGCAATGTATCGCTATATGGTTGAGAATTTCATCTCCAAAACAGAACCAAGTCTATCTACTATTGATATGCTTAGATTAAGTCCTTTTGTCGGAAATCAAATTAAAGAGATTTTACCAAATCCAATGTTGATGATGCAGGAGGATGAACAAAAAAACGAATGATTAGGGATGCTTTAAAAGGTAAAAAAGCAGACCCTAAAACAGTTTCGTTAATTATGGTTTATTCTCTTTCTAGCGCACTATCAATTAGTCCGTTAGAAGTTTATAAGATGCCTGTTGAATTAGTAAAAGATTTGCTAAGTGTTCATTCTAGTATAGAAAAAATGAAAATGGAAGAAATGGAAAAAGCCGAAAACAAAGCCAAAGGTGCAGGTTATGGCCGAAGATGAAATTAAAAAATTAGCGGGTTCGCTAAATGATTTAAATTCAACTTTAGATTTGACCGACACTAAAACTCTTTCTTTTATTAGAAAGGTTGGAGATTTGAGCGTTTCTACTTCTAAATCTGGAAGGGCATGGACTACGTTCAGTCGTTTAGTTTCTGGAAGCCCTATATGGTCTGTTCAGAATAAATTAAGAGCGTATGTAGATATTCTTGCTGGATTTGAGAGCAGGGCAAGACAAAACGCTAAAGCACAAAAAGAAGCCAATCAAGCAGTTATTGACCAAGTTCAGGCATATAAAAGTTTAGAGTCAAAACTCAAATCAACTTTACAACTGAATGACCAGTTAGAAAATCTAAAGAAAGTTACAGGAAAAGACCATTATAGGTTTTTAGATACTAACCTTGCAAAGGAAGGTAATGAAGAATTAAAAGAAGCAATAAAAAATACTTACGCTTACAACAAAGCAATATTAGAGGGCGCTACAACAGAAAAAGAAATGAGAAAAGCACAACTAGAAGGATTCAAAGAAATAGTCGCAAAAGGACAGAAACAAAAAGAAATATTTGAAGGCCTACAAAAACAAGCAAAACAGGCCAAAGAATTTAAAGAATTATTATCAACTGAGGGAGGAAGAGTAAAACTTCAAGAAGACATTGATAGAGATAAGGTGGGAATGGGTTCAAGTAGCGGAAGAACTAGAAGAGAAAGGTTTAAGGAAACCGCAAAAAACATCATGTCTGAAGAGAAAAGATTAAGTAAAGAAGACTTCGATAAGTTTAGAGAAAGGTGGTTTACTAAGGCTAAATGGCAAGAAAGATTTTCTAAATTAATGGAATTCTATGAAAAATTTAAAATCAAATATCAAATCTTTATGATTAAATTCGCTAAAGCAGCAAGACCTGTTTTAAATTTCTTATTCAAAGCCCTTATTATGTCCATGTTTGTATTTATGGGAATACTATTATTCCTTAAATTTGCTCACGATATAGGAGGAATGCTTCGAGAATTAGGTGTTATGTCAAACTTGGCAGAAATGTTTAATTTAGCGATAAATATAATAGGGGCTTTCTTTGGATTAGTTGGGGCTTTTATTGGTGGAGATTATCAATTAGCGTTTGAATATTTGAATACTATATTAAATAGTTTAATATTTTTAGGTTTGAGAGCATTGCTAGCAGGTCTTCAACTTCTTTGGGGAATAGCATCGGGAGTATTTTATAGCCTATTTGATACCGTAGTAAGAGGAACTTATTTGCTATTTACTAGTGCTAAAACACAGAAGATGGTTGGTGGATTATTACTTAAATTTGGTCTAATATTACTTACTGCTTATTTCGTAAAATATGCATTAACTCAAATAGCATTATTAATTGGAATTTATGCATTACCAGTAATGATGGGAGTAGTCATATTGGCGGCTTTGTATGGAATAGGAAGATGGTTTGTTGGTCTTCTTTTTGATAAAGTCGGCTTTCTAGCAAATGGGGGAGAAGTTAGTACACCATTACAAGTTGTTGGAGAAAGAGGCCCAGAATTAGTTAGTTTGCCAAAAGGCTCAAGAGTTCATTCAAATAAAAACTCAAAGAAAATGCTTGCATCTTCTGGAGGAAATACAATCAACATTACAATTAACGCAAGAGATACTTCTGATGCAGAATTAAGACGTATTGCAGATAAGATTGGAAATATGGTAAATAATAAAATTAACAGACGAACTTCGTCAAGAACATTAGGGTGATTAAATGACAAGGGAATATTACGTTTATTTGAAAACACAGGCGTTTGAAGACGGTGAAACAGACATTACAAAGAATACAATACCATTAAGAGTAGTTAGTGCTTCGTTTACTGTAACTAAAACAATTCCTGCATTTCCTGTTCCTTTATCTGGCATTGCAACAGGTGAGTCAATTACTGCTGCTTTAGATTTAGGAATGTCTGATAAATCAATTTCTCTTCAAGGTTTTCTTATTGATACTGCAATTACTAAGGATAGGACAGGTAATAATGATTTTACTACCTTAACTTATACTGCTCATGAAGTTGCACAAATGATTGCATCGGGTGTTGATTCGACAGGATTAGCAAAAAATCAAGCGTTTTCAGAACTAGTTATTCTTTATCCTTCCTTTGTAGGTAATGACCAAACACAACAAAGAGCAGGTGTTGATGTAAATAATATTGATACCGCAGTAAATGTTCCTTTTAACTTTGCTTCGAGGGGTGATAACAATACAAGCGATAACTTAGGTGTTCCTGCTAAAATTTCTGATTTTCCAGATTTAGCAACAGCAAAAGGCTTAACAGGTTTTATTCGTTCATTTAGTTTTGATTTTTCTGCTGAAACAGTTGAAGTGAGTTTTAATTTAGATTTCCAAGTTGCATCAATTACTCCTTGAGGTGAATTAAATGTATCAAGTATTAGCAGGTAAGAAAAGGAGTTTAGTCTTTCCTGTTATGTGTAATGGATTTGTTAAACTAGATTATTCAGATAATGTAGTTGATACAAATAGTGATGGAGATACATCTAATGATATTGCTTATGGATTATTTGACCATGAAGGTTCATTTACTTTTGAAGCAATTGTTACGCCATATGATATTAATGGTTATGGTCGTCAAAGTGCAAGTGGTACTATTCCTAGTTTTACATTAAGTAAAAAGATAATGCCATCGAATAGTCATCAATCTACAACTGCAAACTACCAAAGTGAACTTTATCTTCCCGTTAGTGGTGGAAGATTGACACATGAAATGAGAATATTTAGTAATGATAAATTTTCTGTTTCTTTACTTAATGCTACTTCATTTAATGAGAATCAACCTGCTGAATATAAAATAAAAGTTTCAATGGATATTGGAGGAAGCACTCAAACCTTTACTACAACAAGCGCAGTTATTACGGCTAATAAAAGTTCTATGTTCAAATGGAGTTCTACTTCCGATACTGAAGGATTTGACAGTAATGGCCGAAGAACATTTGATTTGCTAGGCTCGACTACCTCGCATAGCGGTGCTGTTATCGGTCTTTCTGGTACAGTAGAAAATCAGTGCCATGCGAACCAAGAACTCTTCATTAGAGATGGTTTTACATTTACATCTATTGGTACTATTGCCAGCATCAACGGAACGACGGACGTTACTCTCAACGCTTCATATTCTCCGACCTTGAGTAATGGCACAAAAGTATTTATTCATTCTAGGAAGGAGGCTTCTTATATTAACAATACTTATCACATTGCTTGCACATATACTCAATCAAGTAATAGAATCAATATTTTCCTAAATGGAATTAATGTTCTAAGTACCAAGCATACTCAATCAGGAACATTTTCTTTTGGTAGAACAGATAGTTTTATTGGTGCTAATGGAACAGGTGCAACAGGAACACTATCAGCAATAACAAATAAACAATTTATGGGAGAAATGCACGAAATGTCTATCTTAAATATTCCTAAAACAACGTTTGTAAATAAAGAGACTCTTTTACCAAGCCTTAACAACACATTACTTTATCTTAGATTTGAGGAGATTGATTTATAATGGCAATCACGGTCTTTCAAAAAGGTGAAACTACTTTTAGTAGTGGTAATGGATATAAAACTCCTACTAATCCTCTAATTGAATCGAACACCAGTTTTGGTTCTACGGATAGATTATTCACTTTAATTTATCCTGATGATTCTACATCGAGTGAAACTTTTGTAGAAGTAGGAACATCTAGTGAAAATACAGAAAGAAACAATTTACAAACTACAAAGGGTTTTAGAATCAAATGTTTTGATAGTATTACTTCAACAGGTGTTCAATTAACAGGTGGTGATTATGATAGTACCTTTCATTACTTTGTCTTGATACATTCGGATGACCACCTAAAGCATCATTTTGCGAGAGTAACAGACATCATTACAGAAGATGTCGTTGGAGATGCCTTTGAATTTACACCAGCATTAGGTAAAGAAATACCTAAAGATACAAAGTTTATGTTATTTAAAGGCCCAGCATTAACTACTACTGCAATTGCTTTTTCAGCAGGTATTAAGCAAGACCTAAAAGCCTCTCTTGTTGTTTCATCTCCATTATTTCATCTGCTAGAATCTTCTTTAAATAAAAAGAATGAGTTAGACCACAATACAAAATACTTTGTTAGACTGAACAAAACAGATAGTGGGGGTACGACTACACTAGATACCAATTCAGAAGAATATACATTTGTCACAGAACAAGAGTTTTCAAATAAAATTTTAGATTATAGCAAATATTCAATGCAATTGACTTTAGTTGATAAGTTAAAAGATTTAGATAATCCAAGCACACACACTTCTAATGAAGGTAATACTATCAACAGTTTAGACTATACTGATTATGACGATGCTTTTCCTAATGCTAGAAGAGATAATGATGATTTAATAAATCCAACTTCTCAAATTGTTAATGAAGGCCCAATCAGATATTTACATTATGATTTTTCTCCAACAAAAGTCAACGTATTAGATAACGTAATTGATAATAAATTAGAACAGTCTATTGGAAATCGTGGAGGTTTTTGTGAAACCAAGATTATGAATCCTAGTAGAATGCTTACAAGCAAAATTACTGAGTTCGATAAGTATAGAGTCAGACATAGAGTATTTACAGGAGATTTGAATGAATTCGTTGATATGAAAATTACATTAGGTTCTCTTATTACAACTTTTAGTGATGCTAGATATAATTTAATAACTGATTATTCTGATGCAACTAATTTTATTAATGTAGGAGATGAGATTAGGATTGGTAATAGAATTTTAATATGTGCGATTATTACATCTTCTGTAATTAAATTTGAAGAATACAGTAGATTAGAAACAGAATCCTCTTTTACTAATTCAACCAGTTTGACTTCCTTAACAGGAACATTACAGAGAAGGGCTTATAATTACCAAGATAATACAATTCTAACTTCATTCAATCTACTTGCAGGTAGGAGTTCGGAACTATATGTTAAAACTATGTCAAAAGATATGGAGTTTATTGAATCGTCTGTAACTGCTGTTGATGCTACTCATGGACTAATTACATTAAGTTCTAATTCTCAAAGTTATTCTTCTGATTCTTCACTTAGATATTCTTTAGGTTCTTACCACATAGAAGTAGAAAGATTTTCTGGAACAATTGAAAAGGTTGATTCATATAAAGAAGATTCACAAAATTATGTAGAACTATCTGGAAGAAGCGACATTAGTAAATTGTTTGGGCCGATTATTAATAAAGACACTGCCTTTTCAGAAGATATTATTTATTCTACTTTGAGTCCATATAATACATTAAGTGAAATAAGAGCAGTTAATTATACAATTGCTTTAGGAGGAACGTCTCTAAATACAGGAGTTATTGCTAGTTCTTTAACAGTTATTCCATTAGTAGGAGATAGATTATTTACAGTAAATGGATATATAGGTGAAGTTCTCACTGCCGTTCCTGATGGTTCAGCACATTGGAATCTAACATTTACTCCTTCATTAACTAAAGTTCATTCTGAAAGAGTATATGTAGAAACAGACAAAAATTATATATTTAACAAAGCATTGAGTTCATCTCATCTTGCATCAGTAAATCCTACTTCATTAAGTGGTTCTGCGGGAAAAGGAGTTTTCTTTACAAGTGGTAAAGAAATCACAATGTCTGATGGTTCAGAAGGAAACGATTTAGTTGGAAGTAGCATTAATACCAATCCTAAAGCAATTGGTTATCATATTAATGACCCTATATCTATTAAAAACGATAATGCTTTCCAAGCAAAATTTGTAGACGAAATTGGTAGTGAATCAGATTCTTCGTTTGATACTGTCAATACTTTAATTGATTTTGAAGTAGTAAATACTAACAGCAAGGAAGGAATAACTGAAATTGAACTAGCACCATATGTTCCTATTACTTTAGGAAGAAAAATCCCTAAATTTTTAAATACTGACGAAAATTCTTCGGTAACGGCAATAGGAGAATTGATAGCAAGAGAAACATTTAGTTCAACAGCGAAAGCATTTGCATTAAATCTTTTAGTTACAAATACTACTTCAACTGCTTGGACAAATGCTAAAGTTGGAGAGCCAGTATTTAGATTAGATTCTGAAAATTATATATTTATGGGCATTTTAAGATTTATAAGTTTTACAAAAACTAGTTCTCAAAACTCAGTAGTATTTCACTTAGATAGAGACGTTACATATTCTGCTGGAATAACAATTTATCATTTAAATGCTGATATGCAAGAACTATCTTTTATTAACGGAAAACACTTAGCAACAGGTAAAATAATAACATTGCCTCATCCTAAGATAACATCAACAGGTTCAGTCCCTTTGAATCATCAAAATCCACATAATACAAATGAAGATATATTTAAAAAATTCGGACAACCTATGTATAGACTAAATTCTGTGGCTTTGGGTAATTTTAATTACTTTAATGCGGTTGCTGGCCTTCCAATAACTAGCAGCATTGCTATTCACCAATTAAATACTTATGCAAAGAATGTTTCTAAAATAAACTATTTAAGCGAAGTATATCAATTTAAGCCCAAAACAGGAAGTTCAAATGTAACTATAAGAGGTAAAACTAATTCTTCTGATAAACATTGGTATTACGATGAGAGAGGAAAAGTTGGAGTATTTGGTTCTAACTTCACAGACACTATATTTCACACAAATAGTGTCAAAACAAGAGCATTACCATTTTATGGATTAAGTCCTCTTAGTGATTTTAATGCTCATATATTTAGAAAAAACGCATTAGAAAATACAGACAATTCATTTCTGAGATTATTTTTATACATAAATTCTGATATATTGCCCTATTCTTCTTTAAGAAAAGATAGTTTATTTAATGGAAGTAAAGACATTACTAACTACAATGTGTTACTATTACAAGACAAGTCAATAGAAGATAATGCTCTTGGAGATGAAACAGGAAATAGAATCAAATTACAAGATACTAATTATAGCACTAACGTCATTACTTCTAGCGATTTTTCTAACTCTATCAAAAGATGTGGAATGATGAGATTGACAGAAATGTGTTTCGACTATGCCTTCAATCCGTTTAATCCAGAAAAAGAAATAGATATAGAACAAAACGTTAATAGTAGCACAAATTTATTTACTTTTTATAGAACCTTTGCATATACAGATATTGGAACAATAAATGTTTCTTCTACTCTTTCGCAACATGGGGCTGGAAATACTAGAGTCATTGTCTTTAATTCTGCTGTATCATTTTCAAGTTCTACTCTTTTAGTTGATGCTAGAGGTAACTTTATAGGAACTGCCCCAAGTGCTTCAAGTTCAAATAATCATACTCTTGCTTCTGATGTTTTTTATACTGGCGAAGATGCAGCATTAACGACTGACAATATTTTTGCTGTAACACAAACAGGGTCACATATTCCACAAATAATTGTTAGAGGTGAAAATTTATATGGAACAAGGTCGTCTAATTTAGTTAAAAAACATGCAGGAGCAGTTATTCCGTCATTATCACAATATGGTAAAACTCAAGGAACTGCTTTTTCACAAAACTCTAATGCAGATATTTCCTTACCATCGGACTCTGAGATATTTTTACCAATTAGAGATGGGACTGCTATATCATCATTTAGTGCAGATACTCACCCATTTAGAGTTTTTAGCGGTCTAATTTCAAACATAGCAAGTGATTATTACAAAGGAACAATAGCGGTTTGCTTGGATAGATATGACATAGAAGATGGCGGAAAATTCAAATTAGAAGCAGGGAATGTTTCAGACGTTTTAACTACAAATGATTCTACTGAAAGTTTCCACATTATTAAAAGTAATTTACACTTTAAAGACTTTAGCAACGCCATTGATACATCTGCAAATACTCATTCTGATTCTATTCCTTTTGTAGCAGATGGAATAGTTTTAGGCTTTAAGTGTCGCTTATGGGTCAGTTCTTCTTCTAGGACAGCAAACACCACACTAAACTCATCAAATGGAACTATTAGGAAAAATACAATGGATGCGACTAATGCAAATGCATTTTTAGAATTTGTTGATTTAACAGGATGTTATTTAATCATGGAAAAGGACGCAGTAGAGGGAGATACAGGGACTCAAACGACGGTTGCTTACTTAAACGAATCTATTCCCGAAGAAATAATATATGTTATCTCTCATGAAATTGACGTATCTAATCACACTAATCACGTTTTAATCACAGATAAAGAATTGACTAATGATAGGGCATATAGACTAATGCAACCAAATGAAGTGTGCATGTATAATTTTACTCCAGAAGATATTGTGTTTAATAAATTATCAAGCCGCTACACAAAAAAAGCCAACTCAAATGAAACATATAAAAATAACTCTTCATATCTTTATCAACAGAACATTAAAGACCATAGAGAAAATGAAGGAATACTATCAATGTATGTAGCAGTAGATATTGATAAACAAACAACAGATGACTATATAGTAATTAGGGATATAGATAAAATATACACTGAATTATTTCCACAAGAAAATACTTATTCTTTATATGCCAGCGATGGAGAACATAATAAAAAAATATCTATTTCAGTAAATAGAAAACAAGATACAGATAAGAAATACTATTCTACATTTTCTGAAACTTTCTTTTGTAAAGGAATTGTTTCCCTTAGTGAAACCTTTACTGTTCAATCGAGAGGAACACTAGAAATAGTTCCTAATAGAGCATACATTGGTACAACCGCTACAATTGCAAATGAAACAGAAGAACTTATCAATGAATTAATGGAAGAGAATAATATTACCTTTGATTTAGAAACACAAGATTATCCATTATACTTAGCACCTAATTATCAAGGAGTTGATTTATTTTCAGCAATTAACTTCTTACTAGAACAAAAAGACTTAACTCTCTTTGAAGAAAATGGCACGTTTAAAATCAAAGATAGATTAGCAAATGATTTCTTTAAGGGTATTGTTCTTAATGAAACGGGAGAGTATCAGATATTTGATTTTGAAGAATCAAAGAATATGTTTAATTTCTATAATCAAATTACCGTTTACGGAAGAAATCATAAAAAGATTAGGAAGGACATAAGTAGTATTAACAAGGTCGGACTTAAGGCATTTGAAGTATTTAACGCTGAACTTACAACGCAAGAAGATGTAAATAAAGAAGCATCGGCATTACTTAAATTACATTCTTCATCGAATAAGAAACTAAAGATTACTGTCGGACATTCTAAGATTTCACAAATAAAGGTAGGAGATATAATCAATGTCGAAATACCTAGAGAAAATATTCCGCTTTCTCAATTCATGGTATTACAAATAGAATATTTGCTTACTGGATTAATGGTATTAGAACTAGGAAAGTATAGCAAGGGTTTGGAAGATAGATTTGCTGATTTGATTATACAAAATAAAAAGATTAATTCCCAATTGAGAAACGAATCTTTTAAAGAATCAGAAAGTCTAGACTTTTTAGAAGAAGTTAAAATTAATCAAATAAGACTATTTGCTAGAAAGAGAACGTCTTCGGGAACATTCAAGTTAGGTTTTGGAACAACGTTAAATACGGGAACAAATACGCTTGGTCATGGGGTCGGAACAGGCATTACATTTACTACTTTGATAGATGAGGAATTAATATGATTACAGACAAACTGAAAGAATTAGTAGCAACAAACATACGAACTACCATAAACAATGGTAAAATAGGACAAGGGGGTAATTCGACAAGTCCTGCCGCTACAACCTTAGATGTTCCTTTAACTACTTCAACCTCTACATTTGCCGCAGTTAAATCCGATACAAATGTGATTGAAGTTCAAGCGATATTCGACGGTTCGGCTTCCTCAATGACGGGTAAAGTAATTAGAGAGTTTGGTATTTTTGATTCTAGTTCTAATCTTCTAGCAAGGGTTAATTTCGATGGAGTCGGCCCTTTTTCTTCAACCGAAGATTTAGAACTATTCTTAACAATAGAGGTGGAATGATATGGCAGACGAAAACCCGCACCAATTTAGCACACAAACAACAGGCGTAACTTTTGCACAAATAACTGATAATACAGATTTTCCGCATACAGGTTTAATTAAAGCATTAAGTCTTATGGGCAAAGGAAATATGGCTTTGAAGGGTTCAGTAACAGACTTTGATATAACTCAAGCAACGTCTGGAAATGTTGTTGTTGTAAAATCTGGTAAAATTTACCGTGATGGGGCTTTACACACCATTCCTTCTAGCGGGGCTGATACAAACTTTACTTCAAGTGCATTTGATACTTCAACGGGAGGTAATAGTTATTATCATTTATTAGTTGCTGATTCTTCTAATACATTACAAATTAGAAAACATGGCATTTCTACTGCGGATAAAGTTCCAGAATATACAGAAGGAGATACTATTATTGCAGTAATTATGTTTAATTCGTCTACTGCTGCTTTAGGAAGTATGCAGATTCAATTCTTGACAACAGGTAAATTTGAAAATAGTTTAAGTATAGGCTATTCTACTGGTTCTTCGCCTAATCAAATTTATAACGAAGCAGGTTCTTTAACAGGAGATAGTAATGGAATCACCATGACAGGATTATACAAACTAGATACTTTACCTACGGCTACTGTTGCAACAGATGATAAAGTAATTATTCAAGACACAGATGATTCTGATAAAATCAAAACTGTACTTGTTTCTGCTTTATCTGGTTATACTGACGCTGATGCTGTTTCGGCTGTTGAAGCAGTTACAGGTACTCTTGCCTTAACTGGCGATGTAACAATCGCAGCAGGTAAAGATTTAACTGTTGATACTAATTCCTTAGTGGTAGATGCTGCAAATGATAGAGTAGGTATTGGAATTGCTGCTCCACAACATAGATTAGATATTGTAGAAACAACGGATAACTTTCCATTTAGACTAAGAGGAAATGAAGGCAATATTAGAATCAATAAATATGGTCATATTCAAATTCAAAATGAAAATGCTTCCGATTCTTCTACTATTGATGACCCTATCTGGCAAATTGCACAAAGAGATGGTGGTCAATTTGATATTTCTTTTGGTAATATTGCTACGCAATTAGTTGCCGCAAGTGACGCTATTCTTTCTTTATCAAGAGCAAGCAGTAGTGCAACAGGAAATAAACAAATGGGCTTCTTTGGAGCAACTGCCGTAGATAGGGTGAGTGTAGGAAATATTTCTTCTTCAGCAGTAATTAATCCTGATGTTCCAAGTAGTGCATCAGCCGCAGAAATCACAAGCACCCAAGCAGCGATAACTGCTCTTGAAAATAAATTAGATGCACTAATTGATGCTTTGCAACTGTATGGTCTAATTTTGTGATTATATGAAATTGTTGGCATTGGTGATTATAGCCTTTATCTGTGGCTTTCTTGCAACATGGTTAGCAACCCTAGATGATATATAAAAATCCAAAAAAAAGCGGGGCGAGGCAACCCTAAAGTTACCTCGCCCCTTAATGCGTTTTTAGTGACCAAATCTTGTAACAAGACCTACATTCCCAAAGTTTAATCTGTTCAGTCGAGCCTACATAGAATCCGACTAAACGCTTCGCTAATGTGTCTTCGCCACAATAACGACAAGTTTGTTTCAAACTCATTGTTCGCCTTCCTTATTTCTCATCAATCTTCTCATATAATCTTCAACGCTGTCATCGGTGATATTTGTTCCACCAAATGCAGCGAAAAAGAGCAATAAGAGAACTGTTAAGAAAATAAGAAGAAAGAACCAATCCCAGCCTTCCATTACCAATCAACTCCCAATTCAACAAATTGTTCCTGTTCAACAGAAAATGCTTTAACTAAACCATTACCCTGTCCATACTTCCATAAATCATAGACTAGTTGAGTATCTTTCATACAATACTCTACTACTTCATCATATCTACCCATCTTCCATAATTTAGGTGCATCAGCACTATCCATGAGTTTTGAGTCATCCATAGTACATTTAACTAAATTACTCAGTTGAAATCTTTCACCATGTTCTTTATTTAAGATTCTGCTTGTATCAATATATTTCTTTTCATCAAGGTATTTATTGATGCAGAATATATCTAATGAATCCCTAAGAATTGGTAAATCAAATGAAGCAATATTATGTCCTAGTAATAATCCACCTTTTTGCAAGTGTTCATCTAAGTCATATTTCAATTCCCTAATTGTTTTAATTACATGACCCGATTTAGAGAAAGAATCAACAGGTTCATCGACATAAACAGTTCCAGTATTTCCATCCCATGTAGCAACTGTTGATACTTGAAACATATGCGTATTACCAAAACCGCCTATGTCATAAGACATATTCTTAGTTTCTAAGTCAATAGCCATTACAGACATAGTTATCAATCCTGTTGCCAAAGTTTAGAAATCTTCTGTTGTTCATCATCACCTTTATCTTCTTCAACATCTGTTCTTCTCTTTAAGAAGCAAACAATGTTATTTCCTGCTACCGTTAGCATAGAACAACATTCCCAACCATCAGCACCATATGTATCTAAAGATTCAATAATTACTTTTGGCCCTTTTGCTACCTCAAAAACAAGGTATGTGTTTTCCCACTTCATTCTTTTTCATCTCCTTTATATTTTACGAATACTGAACGGCCAACCTTATCTTCTTCAAACTTATGAGAGATTGTTTTGTAATAGTTGTAAATACTAGGTTGGCTCTTTTTTGTTTCCTTTTGAACCCTATCAAGGTATAATTTCTTGCTTATAAAGCCTTCTTCGTCTTTATCCATTTCTAAGAATACCTTAATAAAAGATGGAATCATGCTCTTTTCCTCAAGTGTCTTGCGTCGAACTCGGAGGCTATCAGTTAGCCAATCCACCAATGACTTATAGCATTGTCGGACAATTGCTGACGCTTGACGGACATTATTACCCGTTACAATGAATCGCTTGCTTTTATCTTTAATTGAAGGACTTTGTGCAATAGAACATAATACGCTTAACTTCATCAATGTTTCCATTAATCTAGTAGTAAAGTTTCCTGCAATCTCTTTTACTTCTTTACGCTTGCTTTGAATAAACTCATGCATATTCTCATATTCAAAAAGCAAAGCGTCATTAAACTCTTTAGAATACGTCATTGTATCTAAAGGATTGCGCCCTACTTCTTCATATCGTTCCTTTATTGTCGAATAGATATTAAATATAGCATTGGCAAATCTTTCAATAGGTTGACTAACTTCAACATATTTACCCGCTAATGCTATTTGTTCTCTTCTCATTGTGTCTTGAGTCTTATCATCTACTCCCCAAACAAACACCAACATTCTTTGAAGCACACCTTTTTCAGCCATTACATCCTCTAAGTTCTTTGGAGGATATGTCATAGCCATTACCGAGCGTTCACAGAAACATTCCATTACATCACCTTCTTTCAGTTTCTTTGTAATAATCCATGATTCACCTGCTAAGGTATTCATTAGAGTATTCAAATATACAATGGAACTTTCTTTGTGTTGTGTTGCTTTAAATACTCCAGAATATTCAAACTCATCCCAATGAGCCAAACCACTTCCTTCTAGAGCCCCTGCAATTCTTTCCCAATCATCATTACCATCTTCATCAAATACTTTCTTATAATAACCAATAAGAGATGCATCTGTATAATCAACCAATGAAAAGGTATCAAAGTTTTTTGGTATTGCAATATCATTCCTTACTGCTCTAGGGTGTGCTTGTGTTTCATTTATCTTTTTAAAGACTGATTTAGCAATTGGCCCTACAAAGTTATAAAGAGTTGATTTACCAGTTCCAGATGTTTGAATCCAACAAAAATGGATTCTACTATCCGATATATTTCTACCCTTTGGTATTTGCACAAAGTCTTTCGAAATTTGACCTAAGATAGTAAAGAAAGAAATAGCGGCAGGAACATCATTATAGTGTGATACTTCTGTTGCTGATTTCTGAAACTCCTTTACAATCGCAGGTAGCGATTCTGACATTGTTCTTCTATCTTCAAATACTTCTTCAAGTATTTCTTCGTTACTTTCTTCTTCATTCATATTTTCACCTTATCTTCTGAATTTAATACGTTAAGTATTCTGTCTGCTAATGTTTTTCCAAACCCTTCTAGTTTTTGAATTTCAAAACTAGTTTGTTCTCCTATTTCCATAACAGACCCAAAACTATCTATTAACAGTTTTGCTTTTTTATAGGATACGCCTTTTATACTTGTTAAAATATCTAATCTTAAATCGTCGGTGCTTATTCTTTTAAATATTTGTGGTCTTATATTTTCTCTTTTAATTGGTTGCATTTTACATACTGCTGTAATAATGTCTGATGCTTCTTCTTCGCTATGAACCCAAAATGGCTTTGCATCCATATCTAATGTTATTCTTCCTAATGCTCCTAAAAATTTATTTCTTAGCATGATTAATCTTGATTTTACTGGTAGTGTGCTTTTTGAGTGTTCAATAATTTTCCAAATTCCTTCTTCTAAATCTCCATATATAATAACAACATTTGTTTGATAGTGTCTATCCATATTATCTAACTGTGTCCATAATCTTTTTGACATTACAGACCCAATAAAATCTTCAACAGACTTTGCTTCAAAACAAACATTATCATATACATAATCTCCTATTTCTAACCATTTCTTTTCTGTCTTTATATTTAATTTTCGTGCTTTATCTTCGACTAACTTTACTAATCTTGAACCTTCTTTTTCTCTACTATCAATTATTAACATCTGGAAACCTCCAACATTTACCTACACAATATCCTTCTGATATTAACTTATTACAGAACGGTGTTTTATAATTACCATTTACTGTAAATCTTGCGTGTTTGCGAGTTTCGCTTTCATCCCAATCCAACCATACATCGTCTCTTTCTCCGAAAGAAGTTTTAATTTCAGATACAATCATATCAAGGACTTTGTTCTTTTCTTCTAACGAATTGAGATTCGTTCCAAGAGTCAATAAATCTCTATACCATGAAACAAGGTATGCTCTCGCCATATGCGAAGGATTCTCCGTCATTATAGCATTGTGCAAACATGGCAATAGTGGGAGTTTTCCATCATACTTCGGAACGGAAACTTCGCCTTCTACTTCATCTATGGGGGGTTGTTCGGGAAACTTGACCTTGACTTTACCCACCTTTCTGAAAGGAATACTTCTTGGTTTGGATGCTAATACAATCAATTCATCAAGACTTAAAGAAAGGTCATCATAGAACAAAGGAATACAGAAAAGAGCATTTCCATTCTTATCAGAAGACGACATATTAACAGTATTTGGAACTCGCCTCAAACGAGTCTTTTGCCCTACTCTATCATCTAAAGTATTTTCAATACCAACCTTTTCAATAAGCATATTCTTTATCTCTTTAAAATATGCTTGAATGTTTCTTATATTGTCAGTTCTCTCACCATCTAAGAACAAATGAAAACCTCTCCCAGAAAAAAACAAAGTATGGCTAATATTTTGTTCTATTACCCAATCCATTATTACCTTAATATCTCTATATGCATTTTTAAGGTCGCCATCATGTCCGTCAAAATCCAAAAATATTCTGTCTAGTATTGCAGATGAATCAATCTGTGCAGTTTCACTAAAATGCTCAAAATCATAAACAGTTGTATATACATTTGTTCTGTTATTTTGAACCTTTACAAAATTGATATAATCATTCTTCGTCAGAACTATCTTTCTTTTCATTTGTGGTGCGTTCTTTATGTGGCTTCCCGCCCAAACTGCTCTCGGAAATTTCATTATTTATTCCTCCAAAATTTACTGTTGCTTTATCTAGCATATTTCTAATTGTTCCTGCTACTTCTGCTCTTAAATGTGTCATGCATAATTCTTTCAATACATCTGGATAATAAGAACCAATCATTGTATCGTTGATTTTAGTTTCCCTCACCATTCCAAATCTTTCAATTAGGTTCATTTCTGAATATAGTTCTGTTGCTAGTTGTTCAATGGAATATGAGAGATTTGAAATCTCATTAAAAGTCCACGACTTTGCCTTTACTTTTAATTTAATTACTTCTTTCATTTTCTGCCTCCATAGTCATTATCTTCATAATAAGAAACTCATTAAAAGATAGTGGCGGTTGAAATTTAAATTTCAATTGGTCATATAAATGCTTTAGTTCAATTCTTTGATGCCTAATGCTTTCTCTTGAAACTAATATCTTTCTCATATAATCACACCCATGAATCATCCTGTGCCGCATCACAAATACCAAAGTAAGAACAATGAGCGCAAGTCTTGTAAAAGAACTTAGCAGGAAATTGTTGCCTTTCATAGTGGTGTATTAACTTAGCAATATTATTCATTACAGAAGTCATAGACCTCTTCTTTCTTTCTTCTGCATAAATATAATTTGATGCTGGATAATACCAACCCCAATGAGATACTTTGTCATTAGGGTCAAGGCCATTCTTAATCATGACTTCATCCGTTGCATTTTCGATAAGTAACTCATAAAATGCCATTTCCTTCCTCATTGAAGTTTTCTTGTAGTCTTTCCATGCACCTGTTTTATATTCAAAAGGAATAAGACCACCATTCTCTTTGAATATGCGGTCAATGATTCCTTGAATATGAATTACATAATCTCTTTGCAAAGGAAACTTAGGATTAATGTTTGCAGGGATTGTAATTTCTGCATCAAACTTTCCTTCATTACAAACAGGTAAATATTCATGGACTTTATCTTCTGCCTTTGCTTCAATAAATCTTTGTGCTTCAAGAGAAGCAACAGTCAATGAAATATCATAGTATTCATCAACAGGCATTAATCCTGTGCAATATTCTAGGATTTCACTATTGTTCATTTTCTCAGCCTTCTTAATATCAAAGTCTTCAAAGAACTTCTCTCTATGATTGTGAAGAACTGTTCCTTTAAGCATCGCTTCGGTTTGGTCTTGAGGCAAACGTTGAACATAAGAAAAGTCATATTTCTTTGGACACCAATCAAAAGTTCCCAAAGAAGACTTAGTTATTTTCAAGATAGGCATAGAAGGGTCATCATAATTTTCGTGATTCCATTGATAAGTGTATTCTCTCATCGAAGAAATCACCGCATTATATCTTTCGTCGCTGTTCATTTTACCACCATTCGTCTAATTTCATTTGTATTTTTCCTGTTCTTATCGAAGATACATCCCAATCCATCGCTCGATAAATTGGTTCAGCCTTCTTTACTATTTGTTCTGCATAATGCTTGTAGTCTGGAGTATAATTATTAAAATCATCATACGTTGTTGCAGATACATATTCTACTTCTCTTTTTTCTTTCGTCAAAGGATGAGTATATGTGTCATGTATGTTCTTAACCTTGAGATATAGATATGAGTCATCGAAGGTCATATTTAATCTTTCCCAAGCATAAAGAATACCTGCAATACCCGAACCGATTGCAGGTCTTTTGTAAGTAGATGTTACGAACTGTTCTGTTTCTGTTCCGCATTTATCACACCATTTAATTTTAATACATTCTTTTAAGTGGTGTTTCTTCTTACATTCTGGACACTTAAGAATAACTCTATCTTCTCTTAGACGACTACGTTTTACAATATCAGAAGTATTTACTTTGCCTTCCATAACTTCGTCGTATTTGTCAGAAAGATACTTGTTTATTTCTCCCATTGTCTTTTGTCCGACCCACATCTTCAATACTGTTGTTTGAACATCCTTAGCAAGTTTTGTTTCACTAACACGCTTTGCAGTAAAACCTGTCATTGTAAATTTAGGCTCATCAAGCCAAACTCCATCTTCCCATGATACTAAACCTGCATTCCGATTCTTTGTTGTTCCAACACCTAATGCAGAATAATACTTTTCAAATTCAAGGACAACAGGATGTTGTTCAAGATTTAAAACATTAGGAAAGTGTTCACGAACCGATTCTTCAATCTCTTTGATTGTTGATTCAGCCTTTTCAATAGATTCAATCTGAACATAGATTGAATCCGTATGTCCATAAACTACTTTCATAGTATCACCATGCATTATCAAAGTAAATCTTACCATCAGTATATTGCATCAATTCCTGCTTGATAGTTTTAATATCTTTAACTAAGTCTGCGAATGTTACATTCTCTTCGTAAAGTTGGCTTATTTCATTTTCAAGCCTCTTTACTGTTTGCTTCAAATTTTCTATTTCTGCTTTTAATTCTTTAATTTCTTTACTCATAATATCACCGTTACGATTGTTATAATGGTTATTATATTTACGATATTTACCATCATCAATATCTTATTGCTTTTTGCTATCATAGCAAGAAGTTCTTCGAGAAGTTCATTGGTTTTGTCCATCATCATTCTCATCACTTACCTTTACTATAATAGCGTTTCTTTTAATGTTATTCATCATTTGAAATAATTCCTTTACTTCTTGTAAAGTAATATCCCATGTCTCTTCTGTATCATAAGATACTTCAACTGTCACTATTTTCTTCTTCATATAAATACCTCCATTTCTCTCTTACTGTCCAATAATAAGCCCTAGACCTGTTTCCAACTGCGAATGCATATGGCTTCAAAAGAGATGCTATTCGATTTATCTTATAATATGTTCCATGCTCTTTCTCATAAAAAGCAAGTATCTCTTCTAACTGAAATTTATCAGGATTTACTTGCTTTAAGGCTTCAGGTAGTTTCTTTTTTATTCTGTAATTTCCTGCACTTTTTCCCATTTTATCACCTCTTCTGCTTTTTTAATAGCAGTAATATAATCATGTAATTCTGAATTATATTCTAAAACTTCTTCTATATCTGATAAGTTAGGATAACTTATATCCAATTCATTAGGCAAGCATCTTGCTAGATATAGGTAACATAAAGCACTTCTTCCTATCCACCCTTCAAGCAAAGATAGTTGTGTATATTCTCTATAATACTTCTTTAGTTTAGTAGGATATTCAAATTCCGTATAATACGGAATAAGAGTTTTATCTTTTGATGATTTGTAATCCATTTCATATGTCATATCTGTTCCATAAGAAAACAATTTTGATTTTAAGGCAACCCATAACCAATAATCATGTCCTTCTAAATTTTCACTTAACTTATGACAAATTTGACATAAACAATGAATATTTGATGGATTGTTTGAACCTCCGTAAAATCGAGAAACAATATGCGCTCGGTCTATACTTGCTTCTGCACCACAAGCCATACATCTATTGTTATTTCCGTCAAATGCTTGTTTGTTTAAAACTGATTTTAGTGGGCTTTTTTCCCAATAATTATATATTGTTTTTTTGATTGGCATTGACCTTTTCCCCATTTATTCCATCTCCTTTGCTTTGAATGCGGCTAAACGAATTGCTTCTCTTGCACTTGCAGTAATAGAAGCGGCTAAATCTACATCAGCCCATCCAAATCCTTGAAAGGCAACAATTCCGTAAAATGACGCCATTAATCTTTTAACTGCCATTTGATTGTTATACCACTTGACATACTCATTTTTATCATCATTTTCTCTTGCTTCCTTCATAAGACGCTTGTATTCATTTCTTAATTCTTTTAATTCAAGAACTGCTCTCGGTAAAAGGCCGAGATTATCTGTCTTATAATAGAGCATTTGTTCTCTATCAGTAATACTGAAATCTCTCGGTGTTAAAATATTTACACCAAATTGTGTTGGTTCTTCTGATTTAGTTTCCCATGAAATGTTTCTTGCAATCATCATACTGGGATAAAGACCAGCAAAGTCAAAGGCAGCAACATTAAGATGTAGTCCATTTGTTTCTTCACTTAATGGGTCATAAATCATAGCACCATCATATTCTTGACGCTTTTCTACCTTTTCACCAGTTGGTGCAATCCATGTAGCATTACGCATAAAATAGATTGAACCCATATGACTTGCGTAAAAACAAGCACTAAATGGTGCAATTAGAAGTCTTTGTAATGCTACGATTGCTTCACTACAATAGTTTAGTTCATCAATCTCAACCATCAATTCAACATCTATCTGAGCATACTTAAGATATGTTTCAGTGTCATTCAACCAACCTTCTCGATAGAATACGTTTGGGTCTGGAAACTTCTCACTAACAAGTTTCTTTCTTCCTAATACTGATTCAGAAATATAATCTAAAGACATTGATGGTAATGTTCCCCTTTGAGAGTCATTCCATTGCCTTTCAAAAGCAAGGTCTAAATTGAGGGTTATGCGACCCCCAATGGGTTGTTCAATCGGCCCGAATCCGTTCTTGCCATAATTGAAAACAAAGCCGTTCTTAGTCTTCTTAACGCCCTTGATTGACAAAATTGGAGATATGATAGTAGGGTTCAATTCCAAAGCACACGCTCGCTCAAGGAGTTTTGGCAAATCGAATTTTAAACCAAACCATGCAATTAACATATCAGGGTCTTTATCAGCCATTGTTTGCATAAAGTTTTCAATCATATCTTTTTCATTATTGAAAACAAACTTATCAAAGTCTTTCATATCTTTTCCTTCTAAGGAATCATCGTAATTAGGAAACCAAACCCATTGAAAGTATTTCTCATCATAATTATCATAAACCACAATAGTAGTAATCTTATCATGATGTTCACCACCCTGTTGCCATTCCATATCCCAATACCATTTACGCATTTTATATTCAGGTAAAGAACCCAAAGAATCAACTGCATATCTAAATGCATATGGGACATCTGCTTCAAAGGTTTTTACAAAAGAACGTCGAGCAATATGAATGTCATCAGACTTATCCACATAAACTCTAGTTAATTTTTCACCTTGAAGATTGTGCCAATTACCTTCTTCGTAAGTAAATTCTCTTTTTACAAATTTAGAAGGATTGTAATACTTAGGTTGATTATCAGAAGATAGGATATAAAAATAAGGAGTAAATTCGACAACTGTTTGTCTTTTCTCTCTACCTTCTCTCCATGATGTATAAATGTGCTTTCCTGTTACTGTTTTACTTATTATCATTTTAATTACCTGCCGAAAACGGTGCTTTAATTATCATCCTGTCTTCTGCAACTAACAATAGAGGAAACTCATCCTTTACATAAAAATTAATATTAGTGTTCTTCTTAAAGAACTTATGTAATGGGCCACTATATTCTAATGTTGCAGATTCACCAAAACAACTTGTTGGTGTAATTCTTTCTTCGTATTGATTCTGAATAGTTGCACCGCTTGAAAATGTAACGGTATTACCATTGTAATCTAGTTTAAATGCTCCATGATTTGCTAATTCACAAGATGAAATACAATCAGCATAAACATCTTGACTTAGCACAAACGCACCTTCATATTTTGATTTACCAAAATCTGGTAAATTTGTGATTGCTTCTTCATAGGTAATATCAGATAACATACCTTGAAGCCTTGTAATTGCAGTCATGTTAGGATGTTGGATAACTTTTGAGACACTAGCCTTCTTTGTTCCAGAACTAACCTGAATCGTATCATCTACAACAAAAGCAGTTAGTTCTCCGTATTTTTTAAGATACGGAACAAGAGTCTTAACATTACCAATAAACTCGCCATCTTCTGCACCTATCACTTCTAAATTAATATTCATAGCAAAGGTAGTATCTCCATTCCAAATGGAAAGAGCATTACCTTTTAACTGCATTAAGAAATATAATCCCATAGAGTTGTTCGTAAAACCTGATGAAGTTAAGTATTTACCTTTACCTTGAATACTTTCTAATGCTTCTGTTATTTCTTTTGTATTCACAGCAAATTTCAAATCTTACCCTCCCGCAAATCAGGAATACCGTTCCAAACGATATTAGGTGGAATACCTTCTCGAATAGTCCAACGTGTTCCAACTTTATTACCATTGGTTCTTGAACCAATCAATTCAGCAACAAAGTGTATTTCACCCTTTACCTTTCTCTTAGAGCAATGAATCTCTTGTTCTAGTTTTCCGCCCCAATCCTTCCATGCAGGTTGAATACCCGTAGCAACATTATCTACATATTTTTCAGTTTCGTGAGTAATATAAATTACATCACACTTTAGATTAAAAATTGCTTCAAGCAAATAATAGAAAGTTTTGTTTCGTGGGCCATACTGATATGGCATCATCTTTGTTACAACTGTTGGGTTTGGATTAACTTTGTAAATACATTTTTCAAACCATGTATCTACTCCATCTATCACAAAGATAGGCTTTTCACCTTCTTCAATCTTCTGTCGAACATATCGAATAAAATCATGAGAGTTTTTCTCAGATGCATTAATATCAATTTTGTTCTCATTGTCCTGAACAATTGGGTCAAATACTTCAATACGTTCTGTTGCATCATGACATTCAATCCATGTAGATTCAACACCACTATCCCAATCTAAAACATAAATCTTACGTTCTGGAAAATCGAGAGCAATACCAGTTTTACCTGTTTTTGGTTCTCCCCAAATTCCTAAGACCATTCGACTTTTACGTTCTTTTCTTTTTTCTTCCATCAATTGTCTAAAGCGAGAATTGAAATCTTCTTGCTGCTTTCCAAAGTTAGTCGTCTTTTGTTCTCCTTTCTTATCTGTTATTCCCATAACTATCACCTAATTCATTTATATCTATATCTAATTCTTTACCATGCATTTTAGTCCATGCCATTAAGATAGTTGCTAATTCTAATTTATCGCAAATATATCTTGCTTCTTTAGTTGAAAAATGCATTTTCAACCAATAAGTTCCGTTTTCTTTTTCGTTCTTTCTCCATGTTAAGAAATCTACATTGGCTAAATCTACAATGTAGGCATCTCCTTTCAAAAGAAACCTTTCTTCTTTTAAATCCGTCGTCATAATTAAATCTCCGTATAGGGCTTTGCACCCATTTGAGCATCAAATTCCTCTTAGTTCATACTTACACTATTTGCCCCAACGAGGAATATATCAGAACCAATCGAAGTTCTCTTCGACGATTTCTTCTACTTCAACGGGTGAACCCGTTCTTTGGACAACATATAATCCAGAAACATTGATTGTTACTGGGTCGGCTTCTCCATCCACCATTCTTTGTGAAGTTCTTCCGATAACAATTACAGAAGAACCTACTCCAAAGTCAATTGTTAAATGACTTGGAATCCAACAAGTAGTCATGTTGGAATCATTATCATAATCAAACTCAACAGTCATATCAGTTAGATTGATAATTCGATTACCATTTGCAGTAGGAGTCATATTCATATTACAAACAGTTCCATCTGTAACTACAAATCTTTCCTTTGCAGGTAATGTTTGTCGCTGAATGTGCGCTCTATCAATTTCAACCAAAGGAACAAGATGGCTTGAAAAGTTATCAACCAAACATTGTTCAAAGTCGAAAGATGAAACATCTTGATAGTTCTCACTTTCAGGATTTACGTCTGAATGATTAACCAAACTGTTCAATGTTGTTTTGGTCATACCATAAATGGCTGAACCATCATCGCTTGGAATACAAGCAAAATGAATCCATTCAAAACAGTTTGGTGCAAAATCAACGGCAGGTTGATTCTTATACGAAAAAGTATAAGTTTTCATTTCTCCACCATCAACAGAACCAAAGAAAACACCTGTTCGTCTAAACTGTTCTAATGGAAGAGGCTTTCCATAATTACGGTTTTCTGCACCAGACATATATGTTGGTTGATTATCAAGCGGAATAACTGTTGTTCCGTTTTCTAATTCTTCTGCACCTTCGGGAAGATTTGAAACAATCTTCTCTTGATATTCATTCTTGTGGTAACGTGAAATAACCCACTTACCTAAAGCATTCTGAGTCGCTACTGCAATATGACCATCTTCAAGTGCTTTATCAGCATCACGAAGATATTCTTCTTTTGCTCGGTTTCTATTCCAACTCATCATATCTCTTGGTGCTTCTAAAGCAACAAAGAAACCAAATGCAGCCTTTACAAGACTTCCACCCGTATTTCCACCATTAGAGGTATTTACTTTCTGTTGTCGTCGGAATTGTGCAACAAAGTTTCGCCAAAGTGCTTTAGCCAAATCTGCTGTTGTTTCCACGTTATTCTCAGCACAAATAGAATTGAATTTATCTGTTGCTTCTTCAACAGACATTCCAACAATTTGTGCGCCTTTTTCTATTTCTTTTTTCGTTTCGTCGTTCATATTTTTCACTTCCTTATTTTTTTGTTTCAGATTAACTGACCTACAAGCCATGAAATCAATACTCTTGGTGTCATGGTTGTGGAACGGTATTCGCTTTCTCCTATTGTTCTTAAAAACTTAAATTTAACATTTGAGTCTATTCCTTCTGATTGAATAATACTATCATGCATACCCATGCAAATCTCACGAACAGACCTACCCATGTAAATCATATCGTGAAGGGTTGCTAAGACATTTGTATCTTTATTCATTATCAAATTAATTATTTTAACATATTCTTCTAAATTCATCTCACTTTGTTTTTTGAGTGTGATATTTGACGATTTTGCCGCTTGAATCTCGGTAATCGCTCTACGAATATCACCATTCATTGAATATATAAAGGGTAACAAGTCCTCATCCGAAAAACGATTAATGTTTTCGTTGGTTAAGATTCCCTTGATTACTTCTAAAATGACCTCATTAGAAAGAGGTTTGAAATGATAGTTTGCACATCGGCTTTGAAGAGGAAAGATAATTCTGTTTCTATCATTACAAGTAATAATAAATCGAATATTAGAAGCATATCGCTCCATGATTCTCTTCAATGCATTTTGAGCATCGTTTGTCATTCCATCCATTTCATCTAATAAACAAATTCTAAATGGCACATCACCAATAGTTCCGCTTTGTGCTATTTGCTTAATTAGTGTTCTAACTGTTTCTAGTTTTCTATCATCTGATGCATTAACTTCAAAGAAGTTATCAGATGTATTATTACCTAGTATTGTCTTTGCTAATGCTAAAGCAGCCCCAGTTTTACCTGTTCCTGCTCTACCGTAGAATAACAAATTAGGTATATTCTTTTCTTCAATCCATGTTTCTGCATCCATAACAAAGTGTTCTTGTCCTACAATATCACTTAGTTTAGATGGTCTGTATTTTTCTGTCCATAACATATTTATCACTCTTTATTTTTTTTCTCTTGATGTTGTTTTCTTTTTCTCGCATTAATTTTATCTCTATTTCTAGCCTTCCATTCTTCATTCATAAGAATGG